TACTGGTGTTCCTTCTGTTACTGGTGTTCCTTCTGTTACTGGTGTTCCTTCTGTTACTGGTGCTTCTGATCCTTCAGATGTAGCGACATCAGAAGAAACTGCAGTAGTAGCTGTTTTTTTACGTCTATTCAGAAGAGTAGCTCCTAGAGCTCCAGCAGCAACACCAGCAAGACCAGCAGCAGCAAGACCAGCAATTCCTCCTCTTTTTCTAGGTGTACTTTTTCTAGATGCTGCTCTTCTCTTAGATGCTGCTCTTCTCTTAGGTGCTGCTTTTTTCTTAGATGCTGCTTTTTTCTTAGATTCTGCTTTCTTAGATGATGTTTTTTTAGATTTACTTGATCTAAAACCAAAACCTTCTAATAAAATTCCAGAAGAAAAAAAAGAACTAATAACTAATAAGGCTAATACTCCAAGTATAATATAAATTAAAGTATTTTTATCCATTATGTATATATATAAATTATATAAATATATTTATTTTTTATTTGAATTTAAAAAACCATCTATAGATTCATTTAATCTACAAACTTTTCTTTTTAAAGTACCTACTTGTTCTTTTAATTCTGTATTCTCAAGCTTAAGAACACCATTTGATGTTTCTAAATTAGATACTTTTAATCTATAATCATCAACTGATTTTTGTAAAAATTGTTTAGAATCAGTCTCTTGTTTTAATTTTTTTTTTAATTGTGTTGATTCATTACCTAGATCAGCAATTTGAATATCTCGCTTTTTAATCTCATACTCATATACACATCTCTTATGCAAATCCATTGAAATATCAAATGCATTTTTACCAGATGAATTAACCATATGAGGGTCTGCTCCTAGTTCGAGTAAATGCTGTGCAATCTGTCCATCTGAATGGACTAGTGCAAAATGAAGTACTGGTGATTTAGTACTACCCTCTATTATACCATTGACATTTGATTTTTTTACTAGCCCAAGTCTTTTAATACTAGACAGATCATTTAGTGCTGTATAGTACAGCAAATCTTTAGATCTTGAAAGTTCAGTAGATTGATAAGTTTGAGTTCTAGAGTACATTGGTTTTGTATGTATGTGTATATGGAAATAGTACTTAATACAAAAAAATTGCAATTTTTTTTCTATTGATACTTGGAATTATACAAAGTATCCAAACACAAACATGACTATTTTAGGACTACTTGATTTTAATGATATTGAAAAAGAGGTTATGATGTTTATTGCACGTAATCCTGGTAATCTTTGTTCCATCCAATCCATATTTAATGATATTATTGAAGATAGAAATATTTCAAATCCAGAAATAAGAAATGATCTAAAAGTAAAGTTACATATTATTATGTCACAGTTAAACTCTAAACAATCAAATGTTACTGTAGTAAAACGTGGTGAGAACTATCTAGTTGGTTATAATATGGATTCAGACTCGAGTTTAAATGCTCATAAAGTATTAGTTGAACCTACTAATATAAATACCAATACTATTGATACTAGTGGACTAGCAAAGTCAATGTTTGAATATATTGTTGATAATAATATTAACTATTCAATTGGTCCTGATTGTAATGGTGATAATTTACTTAATATTGGTATTAGTTTAGGAGATTATGAACGTGTTAAAAAACTTAAATTAAAACATATGATTTCATTTTTTGATACTAATACAGATGGTAAAAACTTGATGGATTTGCATCCATCAAATCTATTTGTACATCAACAATGTATTGAAGAATTACACAAAGAAATAGTTGAACTTAAAAAAAGAGAATTAGAATTCCTTGCAAATATAGTTAGACTAAATAATGATGTATTTGAATTAGAACGCGAGATTGGAAAGTTAAAAAATGTACAAACCCAAAATAATATTTATAATATCTATATGATTATAATAATATTTATTTCTATTTGGTGGATCAGAGTATAAAATTAATTCACAACAGGAACAATTTTATTAAAAAAATTGATTTATTTTATTTATTGGATTTAATTACATTAAATTTCATTAATAATTTAATGGACTCACAAATTGCTTTATATAATGATCCTAATGCGATTAGTTTGCCTAAAGAAAAAAAATTGTCATTACTAGTATTAGTTTTACTTGAAATAGTTTTTGGTTCAAATAGTTTATTATATGAAAAAACTATTGAGTATCTAATTGCAAATAATATTATTGATCCAGATACTAGATCAGATGCCTTTATAAGCACACGAACAAACTTGTTAAATATGATTGTTAGACTAAATGGACCTAATTATAGTTCATCACAAATGTTAACTAATAGTGTTGATCCTATATCTAACACATTAATTAATATTTATACTAAAACATTTATTGAATTAGGAGAACTTGGTTCAGGATCATTCGCATCTGTATATAAATCTAAACATAAAATTGATTCCAAATTATATGCAATTAAAAAAATTATAATAACTGATGATTTGCTAGATTTAGGTTATGATGTGTTTGATGAAGTTAAAATGTTATCAAATCTATCACATCCTCATGTAGTACGATATTATTCATCATGGGTTGATTTTGATTTGAACTATATATTAGAATCAGAATTTAATTATAAATCTGAATCCGAATCTGATTCTAATTCTGTTTCTAATTTACCAATACTTTTTATTCAAACAGAGCTTTGTGACTATACTTTAAAAGACTACATTGAAAATAAAAGCTTGACAGATACAGTTGATAATAAGATAAAATTCTGGTCCCAAATGGTTCAAGCAGTTCAATATATTCATTCACAAGATATTATTCATAGAGATATTAAACCATCAAATATATTCTTTTCTAATGGTTCTATTAAAATTGGGGATTTTGGTTTGTCCAAAAATATTAGTTCATTTGCTCTTCAAATATCTAAATCTGTTGAAATAGGTTGTTCTTATTATAGAGCTCCTGAAGTTGAGTATGGAGATTATGATCAATCAATAGATCTATATTCTTTAGGAGTTATATTACTAGAAATGTTACTTCAATGTGAAACTTTTCATCATAAGGTTATGACAATCAGGTCTATACTAGATAGTAGTATTAGTATTGATTCACTTGGTTTACTATTACAGACACATGAATATAATGGATTAATTGAAAAATTGATCATACAAAGGAAATCTAGACCTATGTGTGATGAAATTTTATTAGAATTAAATATAAAATGTAATTAAATTATCTAACGTGGAAATATAAATAATGAAGATAATACAAAAGAAACCACACCTAAAGTAACTGTTATAAAAAGTAATTTTACAATAAAAAATAATAAATTACTCTCTGGTGTATCTTTATTATTATTAGATACTTCTATTTCTTCTGATGATTCTGTTATAACTTTTTTTATTGTTTGAGATTCTGTTGATTCTATTGATTCTGTTGATTCTGTTGATTCTGTTGATTCTATTGTTTCTGTTGATTCTGTTGATTCTGTTATTTCTTCTATTTTTTTTGATTTTCTTGATTTAGATGTTTTGAATGTTTCTGCTAATCTGCCTATTTTATAATGTGACAAAATAGAATAAGCATTATTTGAATTTAAATGTTTAGAAAACTCTCCATCAATCCATACTTTTTCTACATCTTGTCCTAAATATTTATTTAATAATGATCCACCTGGATGCAAAGGAATAAATGTTGTTATATCATAAACATTTCCCTGAAATATTACCCATGCATCATCTGGTGTTGAATGAGTTGCAACTTGCTCTGCGGTATATACTTGTTCCATTGTAAAAAACCTATATTAAATATATAGATTTTTATTATCTAAATATTTAATATATATGTTTAAGTTTTTTAAGAAGCATTGGTTATCTATTTTAGCTGTTATTGTTCTAATCAGTATTATTAGTTGGTTTGCTTTTCCTATAGCAAAAGCTGCCAAAAAACTTAGAAGATCTATATCATCAAGTTCATCAAAATCATCAAAATCATCAAGATCATCAACTGCATCAAGTTCAGCAAGTGTATCAAGTGCATCAAGTGTATCAAGTGCATCAAGACAATTAAGTCCATTAAGTCCAAAAAAAGAAAACTTTTCTGATCCAATTCGTTTTAATTGGTCACGTGTAACTGGACCTAATCCTTATGCAACTGGTGTTGGTAAACACAATAATATTAATTTAAAAGCTACTGATGATAATAGATGCAATTGTCCTGGAGATACTAAATGTTTTACTATCTGGAAAGATAATGCTCCATTAGCAACTTCTAATGTTTACTGTTTACCAGTTCCTGAAAAGGTTTCAAATGCAATTGAATTTGATATTGGAGAGATTGATATTGATCCTGAAGATACTCCTAGACGTTAAATTTATAATTATAATTAAATGAAATAGATATTAATAACTATTTCATTTAAAACATATAAAGGATTGTATAAATAACTATAATATAATCAAATAAAGAAAAATGAATATACAAACAGTTAGAGTTCAAATTGAAATATCACAAGGTTCAAATGTTAAATATGAAATTGATCATAAAACAAATGAACTCGTATGTGACCGTTTTTTACATGGTCCTTTTGCTTATCCTTTTAATTATGGATATATTTGTGGTACTTTAGGTGGTGATGGAGATCCATTAGATGCAGTAGTTATTTGCAATAGATCTCTTGTACCATCATGTTATATTAAATGTAAAATAATTGGTGCACTAGTTACTGTGGATGAAAAAGGACGTGATGAAAAATTTATTTTAGTTCCAGATGATAAAATAGATCCTTATAATAAAACAATTATGTCGTTTAAAGATTTAGACACTCATACTCTAGATGAAATCAAGTATTTTTTTACTCATTATAAGGATTTGGAAACAGGTAAATTTATTCAAGTTAATGATTTTATTGGAGAGTTAGATGCATGGAAAATTTATTTACAGGGAATTCAAGAATATGAAAAATTCCATTTAAAGGATACAGAATAATTCAAGATAAACTATGTTAAAAGTAACTGCAACGGCAAAAGATCCTAAAAATTTACCATGTAAATGTGGGAGTAAAAAAAAGGCAAAACAATGTTGTTTAAAAGGTGTATCTGTTTCACCAATTCCTTCAGATTTTAAAACAAATCAGACTGAGGAGTCAACTAAACAAGTAATTCATTGTATTGAAGTTTTACAAGCTAAATTTCCCAATCATAAAATAATTGATATTACCACCAAACTAACTGAACAGACCTACAAACCATTTCAAATTGCTAATTATTATGATCAAACTATAATGATTGCGGAGAAAACTGAACTAAACTCAAGTGTATTTGAAACACGAACAGATTCGTCTTTATCAAATATTATGATAATGTATCATGGTTCATTTAGAACATTCCCATTTGATTATTTGGATAAAGTATTTATATCTATATGTGAAATGATCAAATAAATTTATATATGCTACAAGTAGTTTTTGAGTTTGGAATTAACTATTTGGTCTATAATAAATTATTTAATATTATTTTATTATAGTATATGGAAACTAACTTATCTATTCCTATAATCCAATGTCCACACTGTGGGAACCAAGTACTAATTGAACAAATTAATTGTGCAATATTCAGACATGGTGTGTTAAAATCCAATGGTGAACAAATACCTCCTCATTTATCTAAAGCTGACTGCGATAGACTAATTGAAACAAATCAAATTTATGGTTGTGGAAAACCATTTAAACTAGTACAAGATCTATCTGGAAACTGGATTGGTATTATATGTGATTATATTTAAAAGAGTATAATTAATAATAGTATATTGTTAAAAAGACTTGAATTTAAGTGTAGACAAAGAAACATATCATGAAGATATAAAATACCATTTTTACTCAACGCAGTGATTAAATAAAGATTATTTTTATTGTATAAATTATACAATAAAAATATTGGTCTAACTAATTATTTATCCCCAGATATAAGAAGATTTGGTAAAAAAATATTGGTTTATTATTATCTGGAACTTGGTCAGGCCATCATTGGGAAAATTTCTTATGGGGCCAAAAAAAATCTCTCTCTCTCTGAGAAAAAATCCTTGTCAAAAAATATTTTTTAGACCATTATTTTTATAATATTTTTTGTTAAGATTATAATATACATTAGAAATTATACATTATTTTTGTCATTTTTTATTACTTTTTTTATCAATATTTATTGGCTGAAGATTAAGAATATTGTTATAAATAAAGTTTAAGATTAATAATAGATAAATAATTTAAATAAAATAATATTTAAATTAAGACCATAATTCTTGTCAAAAAAATATTGGCATAATAATTCTTGTCAAAAAATATTATTCCAATATTTTTTAATATTATAAATAATAATAATAAATTGTTATGCCAATATTTTTTGATGTCAAAATATATTTGTTAAAAAATAAAAATATAAATAGTAAATCATTACAATAATCTTTGCCAATATTTTTATGACAAATTTATTTATATATTTGTCATAAAATATTTTAAGAAATAATATTAAGTATAAGTATATGACAAAATGTTTTTTATGTAATAATAATCATAATTCAAATAATTATATGAATTGTTATAATATAATTAATGGAATGTTAAAAAATTATATAAATATTAATATATCATCATATTATGATGAAATTAATTTTTATATTAATAAAAATAAACTTAGTACAAAAAATAAAAAATATCAATGTACTAAATGTTTAAAAATATTGTCATCATATAAAAATTATAAAAACCATACAGAACAAAATACTTGTATCAAACAAAATAAAAAATGTAAATATTGTAATAAAATTTTTGTAAATAGTAGAAATTTAAAGTATCATTTAGAAAATAATGTGTGTATAAATACTGATAACATTAACACATTAACATTAGTACCAAATAAAACAAATATAACAAATAATAATAACTCGACTAATACAACAAATAATATGTCTAATTCACAAAATACAACTAATAATATAGGAACTTTAAATAACAATAACAATATTCAAATTAATGTTAACTCATCAGAAGATTTAAAAAAGGTTGTTGAACTTTTACCATTTAGAGAAACTGGTTACAAAGTAACAACTGAAAAATATTTGGAATATGCTAATAATCCAGATCAGGCCATCAAACAGTTCATCAAAGAACATCATTTTAATCCTGAAAAACCAGAACGTATGAATATATTAAATACAAATAGACGAGATAATAGAGTCCAGCTATTTGATTATGATGAAGACTTTATTTGTAGATGGCAAACCAAAGACAAAAGCAAAATAATAGAACTATTATATGATCGCGGAATGAATCATTTATTTTTTGCAAAAATGATGTTGGACTATGCAGGTGTTAAATTAGATCCCAAAAAAGAAACCAAGCTAAAAGAGAAAATAAAAGAATATGAAAATGATAAAGTTAAAAAACAATGTTTAGATATGATATCAGATATGACATATGATTATAGAGAAATGATTGAACTTAATAAAAAATCATTAGATAGACAACAAAAAATGTTAGATAATTAAAATTAAATTTATTGTAAAATAAAATATACATATATTTTATTATGGAATATTTGATAGATTTTTCAAAAATAAATACAAATTATTTAGATGAACTGGCTCAATGGGTTAAATTAGAAACTATTAAATCATTTGATCAAATTGAAGCACTTGATAACTCTCAACTAAGTTATCAAACATGTTTTGGTTCAAAATTTTTAATAGATCAACAAATTAGATTAAAATCTTATATACTTTTTTTTGGCTACTATCATCCAAAACAAGAGATCCAATCTTATATTAAAAAAATTAATAGGTCTTTATTAGAGTTTAATGCAATACAATTAAAAAGATTAGGTGTATATAATAAAATAGCAACATATTATTATCAGAAATTTCCTTTTGAAAGTCCCAGTCTAACTAAAGAACAGATTGCACATGTAGAAAAAATAGTTCAAGATTATAGATATTCTGGAGTACATATGGGTCAGGTTATTATAGATCAAGAAATAGAAATGATCAAGTTAAAAAATAAATATATGGATGTACTATCATCTAATCCAATAACTATTAAATTATCATATAAAGATCTTATAGGTTGTGATGACTCTGTTAGGATTGCAGGTTCTAACCTAGTATTATCAGTTTCAACATTTAATCATGTGTTAAAGTACTGTAATAACTCAAGTACCCGTAAAGCAGTTTATTTAAAGTATTTTGAGGATATAAAATCAAATTCTACTAATTTAGAACAGATTATAAAAAAAAGACATGAAAAATCAAATATTTTTGGGTTTCAATCATATTGTGATTTAGTTTTAGATACAACAATGGCAAAAACAAAAACTAGTGTTACTAATTTTTTATCTCAGATGTTTGAAAAATATAATCCATATACTGCAGTTGAACAAATTAAATCAGAAATGGGATTATGTGATATAGAATTATGGGATTTAAATTTTTATACTGAAAAAATTAAAGTATCCAAATCTGGTTTTAAATTAGAACAAATAGAGAGATTAATTGATGTTAACTCACTACTAACAGGAGTTCTAAAAATATGTAAAGAAATATTTGGATTTGTAGTTGAAGAAATTATAGATCCAAAACTTAAATACAGCACAGATATCAAGTTATATGCAGTATCAAGGTTTAATAAACTAATTGGTTATTTTTATTTGGATATGTTTATAAAACCATATAAAATACCAGGTGCAAGAGTACAACAAGTAGTTCCCAGATCAGAATTTAATTTACCAATAGGTATGTTAATATGTAATTTTACGTCAAAAATTTTATTTGACAATGTGATTACTTTGCTACATGAATTTGGTCATATGATACACATATTAACATGTACAAATAAAATCTATACAGGTAGTATTAATATGGTTTCAGTAGATTATGTAGAAATTCCTTCAAAGTTTATGGAGAATTGGGCATATACATTATATGGACTAAGCCATATAGTGAAACCAGAGCATAAACATTTAATAACTCAAGAACTAGTATCTAAATTAATTGTATACAGAAATACATTATATCCTATTGAATATTCTGGATATATGTTAAGATCTTTTATAGATTTAGAGCTACACTCTTCAAAAAATTCAAATTATTTTTCTTTAATCCAAGAACTAAATAAAAAATTTTATGGAATAACTAAAACTCCAAAAGAAGTTAATATGCTAAATGCATGGTCACATTTGATTGGTAATTATGGGGGTAAATTTTATTCATATTTGTGGTCAGATGAATATGCAAAGAAAATTTTTGCCAAATTTGAAAAATCATTTGAAAAAAATAATACAAAAGAACTTGCAAAACATTATATTGAAATGTTACTAGAACCTGGTTCTTTAATGAATTATTCTAATTCATTGGATAATTTTTTAGATTTAAAAATATAATTGATAATATTGATTAAAATCAAATGGATTTATTAAAAGGTTCTAATAAAAATGATACATTAGATCCACTAAGTATAATTATTAAACTATTTATTTATGTATACAAACCTGTTGGAACCAAGCTATCTATTGGTTCAAATAAAATTTTAATTTAAGAACCAGGAATATTTCAATCCACAATTAGAAAATTATATGGAGATGCAAAAAATGATATCAATATAATTTTTTTTCCAATAATTTGGACTTGTAAGTATTACTTGGGTAACACTAAATTTAGATCAAGATTTACTGAAATATTTGATATAGTATCTGGATCATTTGATAAACTTAAAGAAACATATCAAGGTAATGAAATAGTATATAATATAGATCAACTTAAGAGTATTGTAAAAAATTTTATTGCATCAGAGCTATTTGATCCAAATACTTTGTTTACAGGATATGATAGTCACGGTGGTAAAATAAAACAAGGAATATATTCACACATCAATTCTATATGGACAGAACAAAGACTAGATGTAGTTTTTGGAATAATAGAAGATATTCTAGAAACAACATCAAAAGAACAATCAGATAACTTGATCTATTCTCTCTATAGTTATATGGGATGCATTGATAGTTTATCATATAATTTAATAACAAACTTGTAGATAGTTTTGTAAAGAAACAAATTAATTAACAAATTAAAAAAATGTTTACAATATATAAATGGAAAGTTTATTTACATATCGAGATGATATAGAAGGAAAAATTGGTATTGGAAAATTACCAAGTGAATTACAATCTATTTTACATGATATATTAAAAGAATATAATAATATAATTCCAGATAAGAATGCAACTACTTTTCATACTTGGTATAAAGATATATCTCCATCAATAAAATCTAAAATAGAACAGATCCAAAAAAATAATTTTTGGAATAAAATGTGTGATGGAAGTAAAAAATGCATAAAAATTAATGTAAATGAAATGGATGAATTATATTATTCTAATCCTAAAAATAATTTGGATAAAATTAATTTATATGGTGCTGTAAGCAATTATGATATTCATAGAGACTGTTTTTTTAATTATAATGGAATTAAATTTTATAGAATTATAATTGGATTAACAGATGGAAATGATAATATAATTACATATTTTAATAATTTAAAAGTAGGTCATAAAATAAATTCTGGTGATTATATTATTTTTGATTTTGATAAAACAACACATCAGATAATAAAGGAAACAGAAAAATTGACCCCAAGAATATTATTAAAAATTCATTATATAGTATGCGAAAATTGTGAATATACAAAAGAACATGTTGAATCAATAAAAAAGATGTATTTGTATTATGAAATTATAACTCGATATATAATGAATACTGGAACAGATCCAAAAACATATTATCAATTTTTTTTTGGATTAGGATGTCAATTTTGGTATACAAAAAATATTCAGTATAACATCTTATCTTTAATTATAACAATCATTATTATTTTAAATATTGTATTCAAAATAAAACTAGTACAACAAAATGTATTAATAGTAATAAAATATGTTTTATTTTCACTAATATTTATTTACTTGTTGATAGTAATGTTTTACTGGTCAAGATATAAATTAATAGGAATTAGATAAACACATAATGCTAAATGGCAAAAGGTAAAAAATATTTGTAAATAATGACAATGGTGTTATATTTTTTATATTTAACATAGAAGGTTCATTTGTTAAGTAATGTGATAAGTCTGGTAAAAAGTAAAAAACTAAAAATAATAAAAATATATTTACCTGTGATAATTTATTTTTTTTTATAAAATAGACCATAATAAATAAAATAATAAAAATAATAATTGTGACAAACAAATTCTTAATTGTAAATAATATTAACAACAAATATGCAAATAATAATATATTACTATAATTTTTTGATAATAAAAATAAAAAAGACATAAAAATAAATCCACATACTATGTGAAAAAATATATTATAAATATTTTTATGATATGTTTTAAATTCAATAAATTCTTTTTTTAGAATTGTATTCATATAATATAAAAAAAGAATTTATTTAACTAACACAAAAGACAAAAGACAAAACTTAAGGTTAACTTAACAGTTTTTTTATATTAAACTAAATTAAATCAATATGATACCCGAAGGAACTATACTCCCATTAACAGAATTTGTTTTATTTTATCGTGCACATAAAAACAGTTTAGTATTTAGAAATGTAGGAATAAATGATTTAGATTGGGTTATTAACCAAGAAAATAATACATTCAGATGTAATTATAGATATATGTCAGAAAAGTTTGGAGAGTTTATAAAAATAAAACATATGAGAGATATCAATGGAATATGCAAACTATTTGTATCAACATATCAATCAATACCTGATATCTATGTTAGAATTGAAGGATATTATTAGATAAATATTATTCTAATCCTAACATTTGATCAATTTCATATGTATCCTCTCCTCTTTTTTCCATATCTTTCTTTAATTTTAGTAATTTTTTCTTATCTCCTCTATTTAACTCTTTTGGAGTAGGTTTACTAGCTTCTATTTTATTTCCTAATGAATCAAATTTTTCTTCTTCACCATCTATTTTAAGCTTTTTTGAATCTAACTTTTCTTGTCTTTTTCTTTCTTTTTCAATTGCTTCTGCCCAATCAGTATTTAAAGCAGTAAGAAAACCACCTTCTAATATCCATTTTTCTTCTGTGATTGCCTCATAGAACTCTGCATTGTGGGAAATAATTAATATACCTCCTTTAAAATTTTTTATTGCTCCCGCTAATGCAGCTTGTGAGTCTCTATCCAAAAAGTTAGTAGGTTCATCTAAAATAATTAAATGTGGTAATAACCAGGTTGATGCAGCAAAAGTACATCTAGCTTTTTGACCACCAGATAGAGCACCAATTTTTGTATGTTGAGCAATTTCTGGTTCTAATCCTAAACAATCAAAATGTTTTTGAATTTCTCCAGTTGTTAATTTTTTCTGACCCATTGTTGATTCCATTGCAATTCTTTCATCACATTCCTTAACTAACTTTTCATAACCCATCTCATAAAGTTCTGAACGTGTAAACCATTGAATAAGTTCAACTGGTCCATCTGCTTTTGCTTCATATTCATGTTCTCTTTTACCTGTACGTCTTGCTCCTAACTCTTTAACTACAAATGTTTTATTAAGCTGGGCTTTTTGTTTAATTTCTTGTATTTCTTCATCTGTTAGTTTAATACCATCTTTATCAATTGATTCCTTGTCAATTCCTCCTCTAAATCTCCACATTATGTATTCAACTGGAGTCTTATCCATATGATTTGCTAAATGTTCATGTGAATACTGAGATATATATGCAACACGTACATTTGGATGTCTTTCAATTAAACCCTGATTTGGTTCTAATTCTCCTACAAGTAATTTGACTAAAGTACTTTTACCTGCACCATTTACACCACAAATTGCAACTCTTGATGACATTGATACTTGAATACTTACATTTTGTAACTGCGGTTTTGGTGCTGATGAATACTGAAATGAACAATCTTTCATTTTTAGAACAGCTTTTGTTAGAGATTTTACACCTTCTAAAGGTCCAGGTTCAGGAAAATTAAATGCTAAAACATCTGACTCAAGTTGATAGTACTGAATAGCTTCTGGTTTTTGTTTTACAAATTCTGCTAAATTTCCACGATAAAATTTAAGTTTAAGACCTTCATAATGTATAATATTAGTACAAACTGCATCTAAAAATTTAACATCATGTGATACTATTAAACATGTTGTTTTTGTCAAACTATTTAGATACTCAACTAACCATTTGACTGCAAATTGATCAAGATGATTTGTAGGTTCATCTAATAAAACTAAATCATATGCTAAAATAACAGCTCGAATTAAAGAAAGTTTCATTTTCTGACCACCTGATAAAGTAGTTATAGGTCTATTCCACATATGTTCATCTAAATTTACTTCTAATAAATATTTTTTGATTTCATCTGATGAAATACCCTTTCCAATTATCTTTTCATCTGTTGATAAATAATCATATACACTAATATCAGATTTATCACCCTGAATATCATGTTCAACATAAATTGATGTTAGCTCTTCTGGAAATTCCTGCAAATTTTTATTTGCAATTGCTTTCATTAAAGTTGATTTTCCTGCACCATTAGGTCCAACTAGACCATACTTTCTTCCAACTTTTACTTTAAATGGTGTTTGATGTAGTAGTACTCTAGTACCATATGCTAAAGAGAACTGGCAATCACATAATGTCTCTTCAGAATCTTCTGGATTATATTCTTCTGATGAAATTTCTTTAATTATTTGAGTCTTAATTTCTTGAGAAATTATAGTAACTAAATTTTCCTGAGAAGTTCCATATAAAACTTCTTTTAAATACTTAATAATACATTCATCCCACACTTCTAAATTTGTATTTGAGTGTTTAACTAATATATAAACTAAATCAATTGAATATGCAACTAATGGTAATTCAACAATAGATTGATCAATTGAATAATTATATAAAATACTTTTGTATTGTTTTATACATTTATTTAAATCATATGATTCTAATAATTTGTTTATTCCTTGAGAGTATACTTTTTCAAGTACCTCTAAAGAATTTGCACATACCTTTCTAATTTCAGGTTCAGCAATTTCATCATAACCTTTTTGTAATGATGGTTTAAGAACTGGATAAAACTCTTTTGCATAAATAGGATTTTTTAAAAGCTTACACATTGTTTCCATTACTACTGCGGCTCTTCTTTGGTATACCATTTTTCTTGACATATTCATTGATTTTGTTAAAAGTGGTACTATTAAACCAAGTGTAGCTATATCAACATCATTTACAAAAGGTGTTGCGACAAGTGCATCTAATGCTTTTGTTGTATTTTCAGTAGGATTCATATAAGCTGATATAATTACAGGAAATAAATGAGTTACATCCACATTAGTACATGTGGTTGCAACCTGATCAAAAGTTTTTTGAACTTCTATTTTAACATCTTTTTTGGGTTCAGATACTAGAGTTATTAAATTATTAATTATCCCAGGGATATACTGAGACATTACTTGAGGATATAATTGAGCAAATTTTTGAATAATTTTTAAACAAAAAATTTTACTTTGAAATTTTATTGAACCAAACCCCTCAAAAACTTTTAATTGAATTTTTTCCCAACAATATGGATTTATTAGTTCTATTATTTCATTTGCTTGAGTTTCTAATTCTTCTAAACATCTAGATTCTGCTGATTTTATAATTAGTTCATTTAACTTGTTAAGTAGTTCTGGTTCAAGGAATAATTCCATTAGTTTATTATATAAAATATATTCAAAGTAATTTCTTTAAATAAATTTATTTAATTTATTAGTTAATTAACAAATAAATTAAATATAATCAAATATCAATATATGAATAGGCTTCATATAATAAATTTTCAATTAATTAGAGACTATTCTGGTAATCAAGATTATTTATCTCTAATGAATACAACTAAAAAGTTTAAATTTATTAAAAAACTTACTGTTTACTATATGCTAAGTACAAAGTACTCGTCTAAATATTATTGGGATAATCAATTTAGACAACAAATTCATAAAAATATCTATAATCCATTATTACAGTTAGGGCTAATTTTTACTTTTAATAACAAAATATCAAATACTGAAAGAATTATCGCACACACAGTTATACTTATATTTTGCTCAAAACTATCAAATATAGACCCACTAATTTATTCTGATACTCTATTTATTTATGGATGTAATGCTATAACAAATATTAATTCATTATTACTTAATAGTTGTATTAAAAATTTACATATTGAATCATGTTCAAAAATTAAAAATTTAAAGAAACCTATTATAATAAAATGTACATAGGATTTAACATTTTATTACTTTATTAATGTTAAAATAAATTTGTAAATGTAAAAAATGGTGGAAAAATTTTAGTCCAGGGTTACTAAAAAAGTATAGATTATTTTAATCCAATGACAAATAATAAGACAAAAAGTGAAGATTGTAAGAAAGATATAAAAAAGAAAAACAGTAAATTAAGTAATAAAAAGTCTGTACCACCTCCAGAGGAGTCAGATGATGAAGAGTATCAAGATTTTACTTCTGAGATTATAACAATTCCATCAAATAAATTAGATGAAGAATTTGTTGAAAAATGTTATGCATATTCTTTGCCATTTAATTGGAATGAAGAATATACTATAAATAATGTACCATCTTTTGAGAAAAAAAAAATTTCTAAAACTTATAATAGACTTAAAAGAAAATTAATTGACAAATCAGTCCAACTAACTGATATATTAAGGCTTCAAGGTATTACTAATGATGAAAGAGTTGGATTATTAGAATCTTATGCAATTATGCAAAGTCTAGATACTGATTTATATGAATATGTACAATTTAGAGATGGATTAAAGGCAAGAATAGAATATTTTAAAACAAGAAAAGTATCAGTAGATGATATGGTTAAATATGAAAAAAAGAAGACTGAATTACAAAAAATAAATATATCATCAGATGAAATAGAACAGAAAATTCTTAAGCTTCAAATAGATAGCTATTCACAAGCTCAAATTTATCAAAAATTTATCAAGTTATCGACAATGAGTCCAATGGATTCTGAGTACCACAAGTTAAAAGAATGGATTGATGTTGTTATTGATATTCCTTGGACTATAACCAAACCACTTGGTTTAAATATAACAAGTTCTAATGCAATTACAATTAACTCTATTCTCACATGGGCTAAAGCTAAACTTGATTCTGAAATTTATGGAATGGATGGAATTAAAGAAGAACTACTTCTTGTACTAAATCATAGACTAACAAATCCTAATTCTACTGATCATTCTATTGCTTTAATCGGTCCTCCTGGAGTTGGTAAGACTAAAATTGTTAGAACATTAGCAACTATTCTATCTCTTCCATTTGAACAGATTTCAATGGGTGGAGTTACAGATTCATCATTTTTAGATGGACATTCATATACATATGAAGGTGCAAGACCAGGAAAAATTGTGGAATCACTTAAAAAGTTACAATGTAAAAATGGTATATTATTTTTTGATGAAGTTGATAAAATAGGATCTTCTTCTAGATCTCAAGAAGTTTCAAATCAGTTACTTCATATAACAGATTTTACACAAAATACACATTTTTGTGATAAATATCTTCCAGAGTTACCACTTGATTTATCAAAAATTTGGTTTGTATTTTCATTAAATGATGAAAATCTAATGGATCCTATTTTAAAAAATCGTATGAATTTAATTAAAGTACCTGGTTATAGTCCTAAAGATAAGATTCAAATTATTGATAAGTTTTTAGTAAACCAGATTTGTGAATCACTTCAAATGGATCAGAAACAAATTATTTTAACTCCTGAAGTTAAAAATCATATAATTTCTAAATGCTCACAAGAAGAAGGTATTAGAGATTTGAAAAGAGCTATTGAAACACTTTATAGAAAATTAGATGTATTATGCAGAGCAGTACTTCCAGATAGTACATTTGGTGATCTTAAACTATCATTTGCAATTAAAAATTTTGTTCTTCCATATACTTTGACTATTCAAGATGTTAATCTATTACTAAAAAACTATATTAAAGAAAATAAAATACCGCCTGGACTTTATGTTTAAAATTTTTAATTAAATAATTAATTTCTAAAGAATAAATATATGAATATTTGGTATATACTTATTCTTGCAATATTTCTAATATTATTTGGAATATTTTTAAAATTTAATATTAAAAAATCAGAAAAATTCTTTAATGAAGAAGCTGGTGCCGAAGTTGATCCAGTTGCTACAGAAGTTTCTTCAGAAGTTTCTACAGAAGTTTCTCCAGTTTCTACAGAAGAAGTTGCTACAGAAGAAGTTGCTACAGAAGAAGTTGCTCCAGAAGAAGGTACAGAAGAAGGTGCAGAAGAAGGATCAGAAGAAGGTGTAGAAGAAGGTTCTGAAGAAGGAGTAGAAGAAGGAGTAGAAGAAGGAGTAGAGGGAGCAGAACAACAAAAATCTAAAAAAAGGAAAAGTCAAGCTCAAAAAACTGCAGAACGTGTTGCAAAAAAAGTTGCTATAGATGCTGCTAAAAAATTATTATTTAAAATGGGTTCAGGACCATTTGGGTGGATTAGTTTAATTATTGCAGAAGTTCTTAAAAATGTTTTAAATTTAGATCCAAAAGATTTTGTTGATTGTCCTAGAGGATATTATCAGGCAGATAAATTACCCAAGAGTATTAAAACAGTTATTTCTGTTGTTCCAGGAATTGGTGATGTTTTTAGTTTACTTGGAAATAAACTTTGTATTAAATTAGGTTGTAGTAACGACAAGTTTAATCAAGCTGGTTTATGTTATAAAAGATGCAGAGCTGGATATAAAAATGTAGGACCAGTTTGTTGGAAAACTTGTGGAAAAGATAAAGATGTAGGTGCTTTATGTAGAGAACGCTGTAGAGATGGATATAAAGAAATTGCAGGTATATGTTATAAAAATTGTGGTTCAGGACAAAAGGATCTTGGATTAACTTGTGTTAAAAAATAATTATATAATATATATATAAATGTATAATCTTTTAAGTTTTCTTATAATTGGATATATAATATATTTAATATTGAATATTGATACTATTGAAAATTTTAGAAGAAAAGGTATTAAAATGCCTTCAATAAAAAATATTGGTAAATCAATTAAAAATGTTGCAAAAAAAGCAGGTGATGGTATTAAAAAAGTTGCAAAACAAGCTGGTTCTGCTATTTCAAAAATTATACCAATACCAAAAAAATCATATGTTCCAAAAACATATCCCAAACCTTCATATGGAATAGGGGTTGGGACAATTCCAATTCAAATAATTATGAGACCATTAAAACCAGGTATCAAAGCATCAAAAATTTAGATAATATATAATTAAAATATTATATATTATTATATAATAATATATGAAAAATATTGATATAATAGCTATCATTATTATAATTATAATTATAATTGCTGTATTATTTAGTGATTGTTCTGATACAAAATATGAACATTTTAGAATAAAAACGCCTTCAATAAAAAAAATTGGTGGCGCAATTGCGTCTGTTGCTAAAAAAGCTGGTGGTGCAGTTGCTTCGACTGCTAAAAAAGCTGATGGTGCAATTAAATCTACTGCTAGAGCAGCTGGTAGTGCAATTAGATCTACTGCTGCTAAAAGAACACCAGCTCGAAAAGCTGGAGCTGTAGTAGCTGTAAGCTCTTCCGCTTTACTAAATAAAATTTCAAATATTAAAACACAAGAAACATTAATATTAAGATCAGTTGATTCTGTCAATAAAATGTCAATAACTGTAAATAATTTATTAAATATTTTATCAAGAAGAATTCCTCAAATTCCCAACAGAATTAAATTTGCAAATCAAAAGAGAATTTTTACTTTATATCTAATTAGAAAAACACAAACTAAAATTGCATATTTAAATAGTTTAATTATATTTACTTCAAATATTAATTCTGGTAAATCAACAAATACATCTAAAGAAGTCAATATTTTAGTTAAAAAAATTAATTTGGTAGTATTTGCAATTAAAACATACATATCAAGAACACAAAGTTATATTTGTCAAACAACTAGTATTTTTTTTGAACTTGAAGAAACTTATAATAATATTTTTGATTTATTAAATGAACTAAAAATTATTGGTACTAGATTTAATTCTCTAGTAGCTGAAACTAGAAAAAATGTTGAAACTATCAATAAACAATTTGAAGCTATAAATTTAGAAATACAAGAAGCAAATAAACCACCACCTGAAGAATCTCCAACTGAATCAAGCGAAACAGCTGCTGGCGATTCTGCGAGTGCTGATACTTCTGGTGCTGATACTTCTGCTGATACTCCTCCGGATACTTCTGCTGATGCTGGAGGAGATGTTGAAGGTTTTAATAATGCAACACTTTTTGAACCAATTGTTTTTGAACAAACTGAAATACTAATACCTGAAACATTAGTTTTACCAGCAAAAAATTCATTACCTAAACTTGATCCAAAAGAATTAATTACTCCTACTTTAAATAATAAAAATCTAATTGAAATAGATAAATTAAAATCTATTAAATTAGCAGCAGCTTCAAATAATTCTTCTGAGGTATCTTCAGATACACAAATGGAATCTTATATATTAAGTTCAATTCCATTAGAACCAATAGTTGATATACCTGCTGATGCCGATCAAGCTGATATTAATGCTGAAAATGATTTAGTATACGAATTAAGTTAAATAAATCTTTATTTTTGTAAAATAATTTTTTAAAAGTAAATAATTTATATCTAAATTATTTATATATAAATGGATATTTATGGCATGGTTAGTATAGCTATTGTGTTTATAGTTATTTTTATGATTTTCTCTCAAACTAGAACAACTGAGAATTTTGGATTTAAATTTCCAAGTAAAAAAAGTATGTATAAAGTAGGTAAAAAAATAGCTACAGGTACTAAAAATGTTGGTAAAAAAATAGCTACTGGTACTGTTGGATTAGTTAATAAAATCAAATCTTCTACAAAAAAAGAAACTCAATCTGAAGAGAATAAAAAAATGTTATTTTTAGGTGCTCTAGCTAAACTTGCAGTTCAAAAGAAAATTTTTACTTTGTACTTAATTAAAAAAACTCTTGCTAAAATTGCCTATTTAAATGTTTTAATTGCATTTATTAAAAATATTAAAACAACAGATGCTACACTTATGACTAAACAAATTAATGTATTAAAGAAAAGAATAAATCTACAAGTATATGCTATTAAATTTTATCTTGCAAGAACACAAAGTTTTATTTGTCAAACAGTAAGTATTTTCTATCAATTAGAACAAAATTATAATAGTATTATTAATAAGGAAGCTATTGTACTTGTATCACAACCAGTACCTGTAGTACCAAGACAACTACCACCAGCAGTTACACAAGTAGTTACACCAGCAGTTACACCAGCAGTTACACCAGCAGTTACACCAGTAGTAAAAGATGCAGAAAAAACAACTGAATCAGAAACACCTGCATCAGAAACACCTGCATCAGAAGCACCTTCATCAGAAACACCTGCATCAGAAGCACCTTCATCTGAAACACCATCATCAGAAGCACCTGCATCTGAAACACCATCATCAGAAGCACCTGCATCTGAAACTCCTACATCCGAAACACCATCATCTGAAGCACCTGCATCTGAAGCACCTGCATCTGAATCTGAAGCATCTGCATCTGATTCTGAAACATCTGAATCTGAAAATTTAAATGAAGGATTTAAAACAGTACCTCCACAAGTAAAAGAATCTTTGATGAAAATACCAGATAGAGCATCATTACCTAGTCTTAAACCAAATGAACTTGTTTTACCAGTATTTGATGAATCAGTATTATCACAAATACCAAATGTAGAAAATGTAAAAGTTGAATTACAAGTTGAATTAGATTTTTTAAAATCTTTACCAATAGAAGAAAAAGTTGAAATACCAAAAATCAATTTAGTAAATCCTGCAGATATTGCTGAAGAAAGAGAAATAATTTTCTAAACTAAAAAAGTTCTCTAAATATTCTATGTATTTCTGCCATTGATTTACAATCAATTTCATTATAATGTTCAATATCTTGAATAACTTTATCCGATTCACCAAACATATAATAATTATATGCTTGATTCATTGCATCCATTCCATTAGATACACTATCATTCCAAATTGTTGAGGTTAAACCTAGTGAATACAATGCTCTATTAATACTTTTTAATTTAAAATCAAATGCACCCTTTATACATATTTCATCATCTTTAAACCATTTGCACATATCATAAAACTCGAATTGTTCTGGAATATTTACATATGGTTTTAAATTTGTATTTTCATAATTTGACCAATGAAATACTGGGATTTTATTAAATTCATATAATTCAGCAATTTCTATCATTTTCAAATTAAATTCTTGTAATATTCGTTGTTCTTCTTGTAAATCCAATGACTTGGTTGTATAAACATAATGTTCCCATTTTCCATCAATAACTACTCCCAGCCCTATCATAAAAATAAAATTAGATCTAGGTATATTTAAAGAATAAACTGTTTTACCAATTGTTTCAATATCCACATAACATGCAACTTTTGAATTTTTCCAATTACCAAAGTTTGATAATCGTGAAAAACTAATAAATTCTTCATTATCTGGTCTATTAATTTCTATTATCCCATTTATCATTCCTGATAATTTAGAACTAGGATTAAATCCTAAAACATCTGAATTAATTCTCGGATCATCCCATCTAGAAATACCTGATTCTAAAGCTAAATCTCTTGATCGCTTACCAACTGAATATAACATTGTTATCTCTTTATTTTTTTCAGCTAACTGCTTTTTAACTCCATGAAATTCACCATCTGATGTATTTTTCATATTAGGATATAAACGTGGATCATTTGGAGGATCAACTTGAAGTTGTTTATTAGTTCTAATTTCTTGAATCCATTGAATAGCTTCATTTGTTTTTTCAATATTTTCTTCCTCAACTAAGCTTTCCCAATTAATTAATGCTAGTTTTTCAAAAGGATCTGTGAAAGTTTCGACAATAGGAACTTTATTAACAGTTTTTTCGCGATAATATGATTTCCCTATTACAAATCCTCTGGTTGCTGGAATTGTTTGAATTTTATTTAATGCATCTGTATATATCCATATTTGCGCTTTGTATGGTTTTACTGAAATCTCATTTTGTAAATGATCAGATCCTGCTTTTAATTTTAAACTAGACCATTTAATATCATATACCTCATATACTTTATCTTTTCTATCTGTAGTAGGATAAGATGGAAAAATTTTTTCAGCATAATCAGATCTAATAATCAAATCAGCACATCCATAGGTTTTATTTTTATGATTCCAAAGAACTGGTTGGTAAATCACAGGAATTGATTGTTTAATTGCTTGAATTGTACTTTTATATTTGGACAAATCTCTTGCTTCAAAACTCTTTGCAATTTGAATAAAATCATTTGAAGGAATTGAACGCTTTATCTTCTTAATAATTTCCTCTTCAAATTTATTTCCATTATCAAATATTTTTTCTAAAAATGTATCAGAGTTTGATCTAGATCTTGGTTTTGAACTAGATGTACTTGATCTATTTTTTTTCTGAGATTGAAATTTTAAAAAATCGATTAATGGATCATCTAACATATAGTTTCGTGTACTACTTGCAGTTACCCATGTAGAATCAGGTATTTCAATTGACTGAACTAATCTCTTCCTTTTATTTATATTATATTGTTCAATTTCAAGAATTTGATTTGTTATAGGATTTACATATAATAAATGTGGACACATCTGCCAATTATTTGCAATATGTTTTAAATGTGTATAATGTTCATCTGTTAAATCTAAATGTGATAAAATTACTTCACACATTTTATTTTTATAAAATCCTAAAGGAGCACAACCTTCTAATCCCATTGATTTTGGAATTAATTGTATATCAAGTTTTTTAGCAACTTTCAAAACATCTGGTGTGACAAATGGATTTGAATAAGAAATTTTTTGAAGATTCAAAAAAAATTTAGAAATTTTATTTGCTAAAACTGTATCCATTCTTATTTGATTTAATCAATTTATATTTAAATCAAAGTAATTAAAATATCAATTTTTTTATTAATAATATTATTAATTTTAACGTCTAACATGCCTTGATCTTCTTATATGTCTTTTTACATAAGGAGTTGATGTTGTATATGAACCACTATATCTAGATCCATACAATCCACCCCATGTATAATAAGCATATGGATTTAACCAATAATCAAGTGGATTATACCAATATGGTGATCCTATCATGTAATCATAGAATAATCCAGAACTTCCATAAGGAACTTTATCATAAATTATTTTTTTTTTTGTTCCAGATATATCTGTAACAAATGGTTCAAAGTTAGTTTTATTAGTTAAGACAAAAATTATAACTAATGCAATAATAAAAACTATAGTATTAATCTTCATATATCTATATATTTGGTTTAGAAAATAAAGATTGAAATTTTTATATTTAACTGATATAAATAAATATGTACTATATTTTATAATGGATTCTATAGCCAAAAAATCAATAAACAATATGGATAAAGTATTAGCAGACTTGCTTGGAAAGGCTAAAAAAGATGATGAGTTTGAAATTAGTTTTAAACAAACAAATAATAAAATTACTTTGGAAAAATATATAACATTGCTTAAATATCTTGTAGCTATAAGTAAAAAATCTGATCTTCAAATTATAAAATCCGACTATCTAAATGTATCATATAATTATGATTATGAAAATTTTAATAATTATAGAATTTCAGTAAGTGGTCTTGAAAATATTAATAAAAAACTTGCATCTATTGCTCATAGAGAAAATCATGTTATTTTTTCAATGTTACTTTCTGAACACTTATCCAATCCAGAATCTGGAATAGAATTGATGAATAAAATTAAAGATAAAAAAAATATGGTTGATTTTGATGATCTTGACTTGAGAGCAAGACTTTCATCAGAACATTCTATTCCTAAATCAGCTCATAATGATCTTCTAAAGCTTTCAGAAAAGGAAAGAAAATATATTGAATTTAGATATATTCAAAGAGTTAGTCTTATAATAGAAGATAATCCAACATATACTTTTAGAATAGATTTATCTCAAGTAAAAAGTGCTGGAAAACCAAATTTTATTGAAAAAAATGCATCAACAACTGAGTTAGAATTTGAAATCACTGTAAAAACAGAGCTAAAAGAAGCACAATCTAAAAAACTTGTAGTAGAAATTATGGAACAAATTGAAAATATACAAAAAGTTTTACAAAAATCAAATATAGTAATTTCCAAAGATTCAAATATTCAAGTTATTAATGGACTAAAAAAGCTACTATTTGGTGATCAAGAAATTTTTATAAAAGATCTTCCTGGTATGCAAACTCAAGCTGCAGAAATTCAACATATTGTAGACTTGATTCCAAACCGTTATACTGTGACAGATAAAGCTGATGGTGAAAGAACATTTATGTATATTACAGATGGATCTATATATTTAATTTCAAATACTTTAGAAGTAAAACAGTTGGATCTTAAAGACATGGGACTAACAAAAGCTAAAGTTGAAGAGTTTAATTCAACAGTTCTTGATGGAGAATATATATTTGTGGGATCTAAGCAAAAGTTTGTATTTTTAGGTTTTGATTGTTTAGTATTTAAGGGTCAAGATTTAAGAAAAGAACCAAAATTAGAAGTTCGTTTGAATTCACTTAGATTTTGTACTAGTAATTTATTCGGTCAGGTTTCAGATACAGTTCAGTATACTGGATCATTTGATATGGAAAAAATTAATAAACACTATGAAACAGGAATTAAAAAATTTATTGGAGAATTAAATCAAAAACTTGATTCACCAAAGTCTGGATCTAATATTATTATGGCAAAATTTTTTATTTTTCCTCTTGGAGCCCATCCTTCTGAAATATTCGCAGGAGCTTCTTTAATCTGGAATTTATATACAAAAAATCCAGATCTCAAATGTCCATATATACTTGATGGTATTATTTTTACTCCATGTGAGCAAATCTATACTAGAAACTTGAAAGAAACAAAAAATCGTATTTATAAATGGAAACCATCATCTAAAAATTCAATTGATTTTTATGTTGAATATGAACGTGACAAGTTAACTAATGCAATTTTAAATGTATATGATGATACAGAGTCTAATGAAGAATTAGCTAATAAAGCAAATAAAGAATTAGAACAAGAAATTATCCATGAAGATGTTGGTAAATTTAAAGTAAAAGGAGCTATTTATAGAATTCTTAATTTACATGTTGGTAAAATAGATGGTGGGAAAGAATATCCAGTTTTATTTCAAAAAGAAAAAGATAATTATATTGCAAATTTATTTGTATTAAATGGAGAGGCAAGAGATATTGAAGGTAATATTATTCAAGATAAGACTGTTGTTGAATTCAGTTATCTTAATGATATTACAATTCCTTCTGGATTTAGATGGATTCCTTTGAGAACTAGATTTGATAAAACAGATTCAGTAAATATGTTCAAGCGCAAGTATGGAAATAATTCTGAAATTGCTGAAAAAACTTGGAGATCTATTATGGATGGAATAGAAGCTTCAGATATTGATCTACTTGGTTCAACTGAAACATATGAAGCTCATAATAAGAAGCTTAAAGGTAAAATTACATCTGATGTAATTACTTCTGAACGTAGAGAAAATATTTATTATCAAGTAATTACTAATCTAGCTAAACCTATGAGAGAATTTCATAACTGGATCAAGTCTAATTTAATCTACACTTACTGTTCTAAAAAATCTGTTGGTACTACAGATAATGATTTTAAACAAATGGATGTATTAGAGTATTCATGTGGTAAAGGTGGAGATATTGCAAAGTTTTACCATAGTCGAGTAGGATCATATGTTGGATTTGATATTGATCCAAATGGTATTTATTCTGGTTCAGATGGTGCTCTTTCAAGATATCAAGATTTTAAGAAAAAGTTTCCTAATTGGCCAAAAATGAACTTTCTAGTTGCTGATGGCGGAGCTTTACTTACCGTTGAAGATCAACTTAGAGCATTAGGTTCAATGAATGATCAGAATAAAAAAATGTTGCTTGATATATTTGATAGAACAGATTTTAAGACCTATGATATAATTGCTTGTCAGTTTGCAGTTCATTACTTTTTCAAGTCTGATACAACACTTGCTAATTTTGTTGCTAATATTAAAAAATTTTTAAAACCATCTGGTTATTTGTTGCTAACAACTTTTGATGCTGATACTGTTAATTCATCATTTGATGAGTCTGGACATATTACATCATACTATACTACTCAAGAAGGTGATAAAAAAGTTATTTTTGATGTTATTAAAAAATATGATTCTGAATTAACAGACTTCAATAAAACGGGTATTACAATTGATGTTCATATTCCTTCATTTGAAGATGGATTTTACATGCCAGAGTATTTAGTATCTAAAAAATTAATGATTGATACATTTGAATCAAATGGATTTAGATTAGATGATACTGATCTTTTTGTTAATATTTTTAATAAACACAAATACTTCTTTGACAATTCAGCAAAATTCGAAGAAAATTCTCAGAACAAAGCATGGTATATGAAGGTAAAAGAATATTATAATCATGATGATCCAATTAATAAATCATGTTTTACTTATACAAAGTTAAATAGATTTTATGTTTTTCAAAAACTTGATGATGGTTCAACTCAATTAGATGGACCAAAATATAAATTTGATAAAACAAAAATATCAAAACCCAACAAGACAAAGTCTAACAAGGTTTAAAATCAATTAATTTTACTTTAGTCCAATTGGTATCAAAACTATAAATTTTAACAATATAATCTGAACCAATTGTTAGTCCATGAATTTTTTCTATTAAATCTTTTGATCCTAAAATATGATTTGGTTCAACATAATAATGAACTAAATTAGTATCTATTAAACAAGCTGTTCTTAATCCATAACCTTTAGATATAGAATATAATTTAATTTTTTTATATCGGCAAGTTGCAAGTGAATATATTAAAATTGAAATCCAAAGTCCTGTCAAAAGACAAACCCAAGTTAATACAAATCCTATTAAATTATAAGCAATATTATCAAGCTGTAGCATTATATGTATTATTTTAGAACTTCTAGCAAGCAAATTAAAATAACAATTTTTTAGAGTTTGATATAATATTAAATCAAATCAATAATTTGACACTTTGTATCCAAAACATCAAAATCTAACCCATAATAATTAATTGTATATTTTTTATTAATCTTAATTTTGATCCATATGTCTAATGCATCTGATTTACCAAACCATAAACTATCTGTTAAATAATATATTTTTCCAAATGAATCTACAATAATATATCTTGTAAATCCCCACTTGACATCAAGTATCTTTTGTTTTATAATAATCTGTTTAGATGATCTTGTAAAATAGATATAAAGAATATCTAAAAAAATTAATATATATGCTATAACAAGCCAATATTCTAACATTTGTTTTGATTTAACTAATTATATTAAATCAAATCAAATAAAAATCAATTATTTATTTAAAATAAATATCTTGAAAATATACAGTTGTTTCAGTATCTTCTAATAATGTTGTTTTACCATCTTTTCTATTATTAAACCATTTGTTTCTATATATGCATATACACCAGTCACATAATAAAAATGATTTAATACAATCCATATATCTTAGACTAAGATATTAAATTAATAATATCTTTGAAATTTAGTAGTTTAAAATATTCATCTGAACAACAATCAATAAATGTATCATATACTTTTATATTTATGTCAAACATATGAGTCCCTAATATATATGGTTTTAAAACTGATAACTTCATAAACTGTTTTTTAAATGTATATGATATTAAATCTGTAAATGCAACTAAATACACATTACCATTTGATTTATAAGAATAATTTATCTCTTTCATTTTAAAAATAATATTACTAGTACTACCTATTCTAAAAACATATTGTTTTAGAATGGAATTAAAAGCAAAACATAAATAAAACATATTTTTTGGTATAAGATTTTTAAGTGCAAGAATTGAATTAACAATTTCAAAATTTATTTCTTGAATATTATCTGACTCGTCTTGTATTCTAAAACTTGATCTGTCAAATTCAGTTTCAGATTCATAATTTTCTAAAAGTTCATGTAAAAAATCTTTTTTAGACATCTAATCTAAGTTTATACTATAAATTTTTAATAGTCTTAAGGTGAAAATTTTAATCTAACTTATATAATACCGCAAATTCTCCAAATAAATCTTCAGCAATTAAATTATATATTTCTTTTGCATCTTGTAAAGACTGTATTTTTCCAATACGAACAACTTGTGTTTCTTTACTTACCGTAACTTCATAACCATCAGATTTGGATTTGATATGATGTAAATTATTTCCTGATTTGTTGTAAGAATTTTCTGCTGGTGTTGCTAGTCTAAGATTAGAATCTCTAGCATCTAATTTGTCTCTATTAACATGATCAACGTATAGTCCATCATTTTTATAAATACCTGATTTTAAAAACCATATAAATCGATGTAAAGGTATTCTTCCTCCTTTAATGTATGTAAAAGGATAACCATCTTTACCTAGATACCATTTATAAGGGCTAATAGCATCAATTCGTCCTATAGATACTTTAGCATATGGTTTAGAATATGTTAGTTTAGCTGCTTCTCCATATAATTCTATTAAATACTCTGGGTCTAAATTTGTATTCATACAAGTTAATTAATTATACAAAATATTTTCTTAAATGAAAAATAAATTAAATTATTTTAATGAACATAACCTTCGCCAATTAACCCAGGTGTTTCCTCATCCATTTTACGCATAGATTGAAGTAATTCGATTATATATTCGGGTTCTGATATGTTAACAAAATCAAAATCTTCTACATTAGATCCAATAATGCTTTCAATTGATTCTACAGAATTTACAATCCAAATTGATGGATAAGTATATGATGGAGAACTAGATTCTAAATTTTGTATACATCTAAAACAGATCATAAAATATTTCCTATAATCATCAAAAGATCTAATAAAACCTTTAATTAAATTTCTTGCTGAGTAATCAGGAGCTCCGTCTTTATCAGATGAAAATTTATAGCTAGCTTTATAAAATTTATAGGGACTAGCTTTAACAAATTCTTCAAACTGAGAGTATTCACCAGAAAAAAAGGACCGTTTCAAATCTTCCATATTACCAATTGTAGTAAATTTAGGTGGAGGTGGTTCATAATAATCATCTTGATCAGAATCATTGGGATCTGAAGTTTTAGGTTCTTTAGGTTTAGGTTGAGATGGAGGTACTTTAGCAGCTTTAGGTTCTTCAGGAGGTTTGGATGCCTTAACTAGTTCTTTTAAACGAGCATTTTCTTTTGACAACAAATCTTTTTGTTCTTCAAGTGGTAGTGAACTATCTGGAATTGCTAATTCACCTAATCCTGGAACATCTTTAGCCTTTAAAGATCCATAAATAGCCTCAGTCTGCTTTAGTAATCCTGCAATTTGTTTATCCATTTGTATTATGTCTTAATAAATTAATTACTAATCCAATTATTATATTATGCAATTTTTCCGTTACATAAAAGCTGGTTAATTAAATATAAATAATTTAAGACCAATTTGTTTATGTGTAAAACTAATATGTTTCAATTTATGCGAACAAATGGATTTAAAATAAAACAGGAGATTAGATCTGCATAAATATAATGTAAATATTGGGAAAAATATTCAAAAATAATTTTATTAACTTTATTTTTGAATATAGATACAAAATAACAGAGTATATATAAAAATATAGACCAAAAAAAATTTTTTATTTTTTACCAAGGTTTTCTAAGACCAAATTTTTTTTTAATTTTTTTTACCTAATCTTGGAATCATTCCCTCCCCCTCGGGAAAACAATACAAAAGTTTTTCCCAAGATAACAATAAATAAGATTATAAATATTATTTTATTATTTTTTATAATAAAATAATCTAATATAAAATCTATATACAAAAAAAATAATTTTTATTATAAAAATCTATTGTAAACTATAGGAAAATAATACTATAATTATTGGGAAAATATGTAAAAATAATTATAGTATAAATAATAATGAATAATTGTGGAATATGTTTTAATCAAATTTTTAAACATAGTATAAATGAATTAATTATATGTAATGATATATTAACAAAAAGATTAAATATTCATTATAATATTTGTAATAAAACAGAAAATTTACATTTACCAAAAAATATAAATAATAATGTTATTTCTAAAATTAAAAAATTTTATAAATGTGGAAAATGTGGAAAACAAATAATAAATAAACAAAATTATGATTTGCACATTAAAAATAAAATTTGTCAAAAAATTAAAACTGAATTTAAGTGTAATTCTTGTGGAAAATGTTTTCAAGAAAAAAGATCTTTAATTTATCATAATAACCACAATGTATGTAACAAAAATATTAATAATTCAAACTCACAAGCAGAACAAATACCATCACAGACAGTCCCACCAAGAACAAAAAAATAATAAATCTCAAACTATTAATAATACAACTAATAATACAAATAATGGAACTAGTATTCAAACTCAAAATATTCAAACACAAAATAATCAGAATAATCAAAATATTATTAATATTAATATAGGATCTTCTCAAGATGCAGAAAAAATAATAGAAATGATACCTTTTAGAACTACTGGATATAAAATAACTCCAAAGAAATATTTAGAATATGCTAAATATCCAGAAAGAGCAATTAAAAGTTTTATTAAAGATGAACATTTTAATCCTGAAAAACCTGAACGTATGAATATTTTAAATACAAACTATAAGTCAAATAAAGTAAATGTTTTAGATTATGATGAAGATGATGAAATTAGATGGTTATTAAAATCCAAGAACGATATTAATGAATTGCTATGTGATAGAGTGATAAATCATCTGTTTATGGCTAAAATAATGTTAGAAAATTATGGAATTAAGTTAGATGCAAAAACAGAAAAAAAATTAAAAGACCAAATACAAGAATATGAAAATGATGATAAAGTTAAAAAGAAATATATGGATATGGTATCAGAGCTAACATACAATTATAGAGATATGGTTGAAACAAATAAAAAAAAACAATCCAAGCTACTTAAAAATTAAATTAATTACGAGATAAAAGCCAAGTATATTGTTCTGCAGTTTCTTTTAAATGTTTGTAACGATCTGATCCACCAAAATGTCCTTGTGTCATTTCAATTCTTAAGTTCTGGACTGATTTGTCACTTGGATCTTTTAAAGATCTGAGTTTTGCAATAAACTTTAATGGTTCCCAATACTGAACTCTTAGATCATGTAATCCTGCTGTAGCAAATATGTTTGGATAACATACTCCAGGTCTTAAATTTGCGTAAGGACAGTATTGACTCATGTAATCATAATCTGATTTTATATTTGGATTACCCCATTGAGTCCATTCTTCTACTGATAAAGGTATTGATGAATCGCACATTGTATTTAATACATCAACAAATGGTACACCCATAATTACATTTGCAAATAGTTCTGGTCTTAAAACACTAGATGCACCAACTAACAATCCACCTGCAGATCTACCAGAACAAGTAATAGCATTAGGTTGAGCATATCCAGAATTAATCAAATGTTCAGCACATAATATAAAATCAGTAAAAGTGTTTAGTTTATTCTGACCCTTTCCTTGTAAATACCAGTCATAACCTAAAAATGATCCTCCTCTCACATGTGCAATTGCATAAACCCAACCTCTATCTAATATCGGAAGCATCTGAAAATTAAATTTTGGTTCAACTGTATGTCCATAAGCTCCATAACCATATAAATAACAGGGAGCAGGGAATACAGTGCTTTTTTTATATACAAGTGAAATAGGAACAACTTTACCATCTGAAGTTTGAGTATAAATTCTTTTAGATTCATATAATGTTCCATCATATCCAGTAACTTCTTTAGTATATACTGAATTCGAAGTATTTGTGATGGGATCAAAATCCAACAAAGAATAAGGGTTGATCATTGTATCCATTGATAAATAGATATTTTGTGAATCTAAGAAATAAGAGTAGAATCCAAGTGTATACACAGATTGAGGCCAAACTTGTGACCATGCAAAGTTTCCAAATGTACTTAATGCAATAGTTTGGTTATAATCAATACAATTTGTTATAGATATTGTATTAGTTCCATGAGCTATAAAACCTATATAAGTACCTCCATTTACTTTAATTGAAATAAATGCATGTGATTGTGTCAACCCAAATGATTTGATATATACATTTGGATTTGCAGGAATAAAATCAAGCCATGCATTAATTTGCTGAGCTTGAATAGTATGTACTAATGATACTTTCCAATTAACAGCATTTAAATTATTTTTAATGTAAAAATAATCATTAAAATGTTGAACAGAATATTTTAACCCTGGGATTATTCCAGTAATTTTAGTTAATACAAATCTATCTTTACCTAAATCTCCAACTAATCCATATTGAACACTTGTTGAATCATAATTAGAACTAGAAATAAATATATATTTTAAATCACTAGAAACATAAAATCCTACACTAAGATCTTTAACTTTTTCTTCATAGATTAGTTTTGGTTTAGATGTTCCAATATTCCATGTCCAAATTTGATATGGTCTATTAGATTCATCAGTTTGAGTATAAACAATTTGTTTAGGACTAACCCAATTATAATCACCATAGGATATTAATGGTATAGTTGATGTATCAATTTTATCAAATTCTAAAGCTGTATTAGATCCAGAATCAATGGTCTGTATAACTAATTTATATTTTTCAGATCCATTAAAATCAACACAATAAGAAAAATATTTTTCATCCAATGAGCATGATAATCCAGTTACATCACATTGAGGTTTATTTTTAGCTAACAAATTGATATCTAGCAAAGTTCTTACTTTATTAGTTCGTGTGTCAAGTTGATTATATTTAAAATAACCTGAACCAGAAATAAATTCTTTAAAGTACTTGAAAGGAGACAACGCAGAATGTTCTTGAATAGGAAATGTTTTATAATCCTCTTTCATATATCCTTTGAGTTCTTTAAATATTTGAGTTTGTAAATCTTGTTGTGGTTCTAAAAGAGCATTAGTATATTCATTTTCTTTTTTAATTACCTGTATAATTTCTGGATTGGATCTAGAATCATCTCTAAGCCAAAAAAAATTATCAGTATGAGAAAATGGAGGGTTTGCAAGTAAATCTTCCTGACCTCTAAATTTACCATCAGAAACTTTACCAAACCAAACTTCATGAGGTTGAGATTTTATTACAGGTACAGAGTTATTAAATGATGACATTTTAATATATAAAATTGATAAATAGATCTATCCAATAAATGTAATTATCAATTTTTTATAAAAAATTTGAAAATAATATTATTTGATAATATTAGATCAAATCAATCTTATTAAATAAATGTGCGAATACAAAGTAACTATACAAGAACTACCAAATTATACTAAAAAATGGATTTTAGATTCAAACCCACATACTTATCAAGGTTTTATAGATCCAGAAACTGGATTATATGAAGGCGAAGGAAGAATTAAATTTCTAAATACATCTAATCCAATTCAGACTTATATAGGAACTTTTAGATCAGGAGAAATGACAGGGTTTGGTAGTATTTTTTATTCTGATGGTATAATTTATAAAGGTCAAGTTATTAATTCACAAAGAGAAGGTTTTGGAACTATTTATAATCCAGATGGTAAATTTCAATATGATGGAATGTGGGTTAAAGATCAAATTGACAAACCAATTTATGTGGCTACAATCGGTTCAAATGGTCTTTTAGTATCTCAAGGATTTCAAGTTCACGGAGAGTATAATGGATGGTTTATTACTCATACAAATGGATATATTAGTTCAATAACATATTATCAGGATAAAAAATGTATAAAAGGATTTGGATCACATATTTCAAAGTTTGGATCTGATTCTGTACAATGTAAATATATAGTTAATGATCTATTTTCTCAAACAAATACAGATGTAAAAAATTTTTTATTTGTTGAATTACCTAAAATATCAAAATCTGGTAATTTACAAGAATTTTTATCTCAAGAATCTAATTTAAAAATGCTCGATTCTCTTTCATTTGAGTATGATCCTATAACTAATATGAGAAAAGAAAATACAGGATATAAAACATTTGGTTATAATGGACTTGAACAAATAGGATATTTTGATACAAAAGCTGATGTTCAAATTAAAGTATCTATTTATGATGAAACAACTGTATTTGTTGGAGAAACAAGTGCTTTTGTAGATATAGAAAGACAATCAAAAATAAATGGTTCATTGTGGTTAGTTAAATTAGATAAAAGAAATAGTATAAAGTTAGAATTCGGTCCAAATGGTTTTGTTGGATTAAAGGAATTTGAATGTATATCAAAAGGCGAATATACTAAATTGAATAATATTTGGATACTTAATGGTCAAGGTTGGATGGTTCAAGGTTCAAAATGTTATACTGGATTTTTTGTAATAAATAAAATTTCTCAAGGTATTGAACAAAATAAGTCAGATCAAAGAAAAATTTATGAAGGAAGTTTTAATCCATCTGGTAAGTACGATGGAATTGGAACTGAATGGTTTAATTACAATACACGAATTAAGTATCAAGGTGAATTTTCAAATGGAAAATATCATGGAAATGGATCTTCATACTATCCTAATTCTGATTCTGAATCAATTGAATATGTTGGTAATTGGGTTAATGGATATAAACATGGCCAAGGAACACTATTCTCAGTTAGTGGAGATGAAATATACACTGGTAATTTTAATAATGATCAAATTGCATAAAACAAATAAATTAATTTATTAATTAGACCAATTAATAGGTCCCTGCTTTGCTTAAATGTCCTATTTTGTCTTCAATACCTTTAAAAATTGATGCACCAAAAAAATACTCCTCTATTAGCTGAAAGAGGTGAAGGATGAGTTCCACATACACATCTTTCAGACCATGATAAGGATCTTGACCAAGTATTACTACTTTAATATCTTGAGGATTCATTTGAAATACTTTAAATATACAAGGTTTCGGTGGAAAAATTGCTGTTCCAGTCCAGTCAATAGACCCAATAGTTTCAAGTAATTTATTATGATGTAAAATAAAAAAGTTTTTCCATTCAGAATGAATTTCCTGAGTAATTTGGTCTAGTAAAATAATATTTGAAGCTGTTATTTTATCTGGATATCTAGTCAGAATCAGAATCAAACATAGCCGCATAATTAATTTTTTCTTGAGGTTTTGGTTTAAGTAACGCTATTTGTGCTTTGTTTAATCTTTTCTCTTCGCGGGCTACTTCTTCTTTTGCAATCTGTTCAATTAGTTCTTGTTTTTTAACAGGATTATCTCTATACATTAGAACTTGATCCCAAAATTCTTTAAACTTGGGATATTTTTCTTTAAACCATTCACGATTTCTTTTAATTAGCAAGCAATGTGATTTAGATAAATGCCAGTACAAAACCCGCGCAAATTTATATTCAGTTGATAACTCTGGATACACAGTTTTCCAGTGTACCCTCATATTTTCAGCCCAAGCGATTTTTTCTTCACGTGTTGTTGCAAGTTCAGTTGGATAAATATATTTACCATACCATTCAATTCTATGAGAAGGTGGTAAATCATCTTTTTTAATTGGAATTAACTCGATCAAACATCCATATTTATACAAAGGATTTATTTCAATAGTTATACCTTGTTGTTCAGTATGAGCAGTAACTGTTTCTTCATCATCTAACAAATCTTCCCATTCCTGTTTAGTCCATGGTATACTTCTTGCACTCCATTCTTCACCTACTTTGAACTTTTTAATAATTCCATCAGCTAATTTGCATTGCCAAAAATCGCAATACTCTAAATTACAACACTCGAGTTGAAGTTGTACTTGAACCCAATAATAATGAGGAGTAATAACTCCATCTTCATCGCCAGTTGTATTAATAACTCGAGATGTAACACATTTGATTTCTAACATCCGTCCAACCATAGGACTAAATTTGCCATCCAATGTTGAACATGTACAAATACCATCTGGACTTGCACCTAAAAATGGAACAACTTGTTGACCAAGTTGTGGTGAACCCATATGAGGTACTAGACCAAATTCACCAACTTTGACATTATAGATTGATTCATAGATTAAAATTGCTATCTTCTCAAATTTCTTTCCATGATGTACATTAAAATTTTCACCAAATGGTTTTCCAATACCTATTTTTTGTTTAAGTAACTCGATAGGTTTTTCATATTTTGATTCACCAATAGCTTGTGCTCCAGCAGAAGCGGTAATGAAATTATCTCTCATGAGATACCATTGAGCGGATTTTTGTTCTGGTTGGGGAACTGCTTCTATAGCAGTATATTGATTCCAAACATGAGCATATTCTTCAGGAACAACAATTTGATTACACAACTTTCTATAAAACTGATCTCTTACATCATTATGTAAGAATTGAGGTATTATAAGACGATTTGTTTGATTATACTCAGAAACAATAGAATCAACAACAGACTTTATACAAAAAGTTTTTGGTTTAATTAGTAATTGTTCAATATGTGTCTCAATACTAGCTGGATCAATTGATAACTTGGGGAAAAAAATATCCAAACTATCTCTAACTAATTCTTTTAGTACATCTTTAGAATCTGGATAAATAGATTTATTTGATCCTATAATCTTTTTTATAACTTTATTTATAATCTTATCGTCTTTCATTGTTTAAATATTAATATGTATATCCATATATCTAAACCATTTAAAAATACAATTATTTGATAAAACAAATATAGATATAAAATAAATTATTTTTTAGTTAATCCCATAATAATGCTAATGATTCCATAATATTGCTCTTATAACGTTGTACTGAAGTATGTTCAATTTTTTGCTCTAATTCTTTATAATCCATTAATAAAAATTCAACTAATTTTTTTGTTAATTCATTTTTATATACAATAACACCTTCAAATTTTGTATCATCATCTTGATTATTAAAAGGTGCAAAAGGATGTGCTAAATTTCTATGTTTTATATTTTCTTCAGATGTAAAACTATCAGAAGAAATAAATTTAAAGTTATATTCAATATCATAATAAAAAGATCCACTTTCATATTCAAGTTCTTTTTGTGTTATATCAAGATTGTAATATGGACAAATGTTTTCTTCATCTATTGTTACTATAAAATTATTAATTTTAAATAAAGTTAATATTTTCATAATATTAAATTTATATGTTTCTCCAGTAGTAAATCCAGAGATTTTTTCTAAATCAATATAATTGATTAACAAAAAATCAGTTAGTATTTGTGTCAATGAATTTTTATAAACAATAAAACTTTGAAATTTTACATCACTATAACCAAATGATGCAAATGGATGAGCAGATATTTTATATCTGTTATTTTGTTCAGGAGAATAATTTTTAGATGGAATAAATTCAATATCATAACTAATCTCATAATATAATTTACTATTATATTCTAGTTCATTTACTTTGATATTAAATGTGTAGTGTGGTTTATTTTTATTGTCACAAGTAAAATTAAATATATTAGATCTAGTGTCAATTAAAACTGGATTTATAAATTCAATATCATCTGTTGATAAATCAGATTCATAATTAAATCTAAATTGTTTAGATTGTGAGTCAATTAATTTAGTGGGCATATTATTAATAAGTAATAAACAAATGTTATTATATAAAATAAAGAAGTTTCAATTTTTTATAGAAACAAATGATATAAATATATTTTATTATTAATATACAAATACATGTTTTTAACATTATTTCCAACTTTTTTGATTACAAGTATTTTATTATCTTCCAGTATAAGTGCTTATTTTATATGTAAATTATATAATTATCCATTTATTAATCCAGAACATTACTTGAAAGATAAGATCAAAAATATTAGTTTAGTTACTATGTGTGTAATTATAAACTATCATATTATATATGAATTTTATTCAAAATATTATTTATATATACAACCAATCTCATTTTTACAAAGATTATTTAATATTTTATATTTTATCTGTATATTAGAGTTTATTGCTTATTTTTATCATAGATTATCTCATTCTAAATATTTATATAAATATACTCATTATGATCATCATAAAAATATAATAGTTTATCCTATTGATTTTTTAGAATTTGATTATTTAGATAATATTGCACAAACTTTATACATTAATTTGCCTTTATATTTTATACCTATGAATTATTATGATTATCTATTAGTATATTATATTTATTCTGTTGGTGCATTTTTAATTCATTCAAATTTAATTACAGAATATCATGTTTTACATCATAAATATTTTAAATGTAATTATGGAATATTATTACCTGTATATGATATTTTATTTAATACTTATAAAGTTTAGATATAATTAATTATATAATTATATAATTAATTATATAATTATATAATTATATGATTAATTGCTTTTTTATACAACGAGATGATAAAAGAGTAAATTTTAATACATGTATTAAAATAATCTTAATTCCTGATAGAGAATTTATTTCAAGTAATAATTTAACAAAATATTTATGGTGGGACAATGATGATTTAAAAATGTTTAGAAAAGAAAGTATTTTAGAAGTAAAAACACTAATTGATAGAAATCCTTCTATGAAAATAAATGATGCTTTTAAATTATTATATCAGCCAAACAATATTACATTTAATGAAGAAAATTTTTATTAATTTATATTAATTATCTTATGTAAATATATTAATATATGATAAAACAAATTATTATTTCTGGATTAGCACTTCTTGCTTTAGATGGAATATATCTTAGTTTAATATCAAAACAATATAATAAACAAATTATAGATATACAAGGTTCACCAATGGTTATAAAACCATTAGGTGTTCTTATATGTTATGCTTTACTTATATTTGGATTATATTATTTTATTATTAGAGAAAAAAGATCACCAGTAGAAGCCTTTTTATTAGGATTAGTAATTTATGGTGTTTTTGATTCAACTAATTATGCACTAATTTCAAAATGGAATGGATTATTATCATTAGTTGATAGTTTATGGGGAGGAATACTTTTTGGATCAAGCACATGGTTAGTTTATTTTTTTTCTACAAATTGGGCATAAATTAGAACAATTAAGTAACCAAGGTTCAATACAATCACAATGAAAAAAATGTCCACAAGGGAGAGTTTTAATCATGCTTTTTGGATCATAATTTTCTTGACAAATAGTACAAAAATCAGAGTTTTTATCCTTAAAGTCTGTTCCTACACATTCATATGTTTGGCTTCCTAACTCTTTTATTTGTTCTTGAGTTGAGGTTTGTCTAGCATCAGCATTATCTACTGATGAATCAATTACTTGATTCATTAAATTTAGTACATTAAGTAAACTTTCATTTGATCTCATATTAAAAATAGTAGATAGAAACATAATTTCATTAAGTAAAGAACTTGATCCAACTGAATAACGACTAGAACCTTGGTTAATAAAATTATTTAGAGATAAATCATTTAAATCATTTAAATTATTTATAGTATTTATAGTATTAAAAATATTTGTATAAGAGTTGGTTATTTCATTTCCTGATGAATTAATTTGTATCATTCCAGCAGATCTTTGATCAACCATAAAAGCTTGAGTATACACAGATAAATAAAAAAGATTAAAAGTTCTTTCATGCTCAGGAAATGTTAATTGATAATAATATCTCATATTACGTAAAATTTGAACAAGTGCAATATCTCTATAAATATTTGCTACCTGTTCATATACGAATTTTAAAATATCTAATTCATCATGCTCTTCTAAATTATCTAGTTCATAAGTAAAAAAATATGTTTCTCTAGCAATTGCAATTGAATCTAAAATTCCTGCATCATCATTAGATTCAATAATTTGATCTAATTCTGTTTCTTGTTCTTGTTCTTGTTCTTGTTCTTGTTCTTGTTCTTGTTCTTGTTCTTGTTCTTGTTCTTGTTCTTGTTCTTGATCTTGTTCTTGTTCTTGTTCTTGTTCTTGATCTTGTTCTTGTTCTTGATCTTGTTCTTGTTCTTGTTCTTGTTCTTGTTCTTGTTCTTGATCTTGATCTTGATCTTGATCTTGATCTTGATTTTGATCTTGATCTTGATCTTGATCTTGATCTTGATCTTGTTCTAATTCTGTTTCTTGATCTTGTTCTTGTTCTAATTCTGTTTCTTGATCTTGTTCTTGTTTATCATTTTCTTGTTTAGTATCATCTTCTTTTTTAGTATTATCTTCTTGTTCTTGCTCATCATCTTCTTTTTTAGGATTATCTGGATGAAGATCAATATCATCTGAATTCGCACGTCTTTTTTTATTTAATTGATTATTACGTTTCATTTGATTTATTAATATATATATTATATTTTTTAAATTAGAAAAATATAATATATATATTAATAAATTTGATTCAAACATAAATTTATTTAAATCTAAAATATGTTTCTCTACATTTATTAACTTCATCATCCAAAGTAATATTATCACATATGTATTCAAATGTTTCACCTTTAAGAAGTCTTAAAATAAAATTAATAGAATATACACCACATTCAGAATTTTTAAATTGATGTCTATTTTGATTAAATTTGATTGTTTTAATTTTTTTTTCAATATAATTAGATTTAGAAGGGTTCATAAAAGATGCTTCAGTCATAGAATCAGTATCTGCGTTAGGTTTAATACCTTCAATATTTCTATCATAATACCATTTGGCAATTCTATTTACCAAGTTTCTAATACGTTTTTTAGGTCTGGTTCCATATGAATCAAAATAATATACTTGTCCTTTAATTAAATCAGCAAACATAGCAACCCAATGTGAACCACTTTGCCAATGTTCATCAAAATTAAAAACAAATCCAATTCTTTTAGTTCCTGATGTAATTAGTTTATCAAAATCTAAATTTCTAATACCATAACCTTCAATTTCATCAAAATCAATTGGTACAGCTCCATAAAATTTATAGTCAGAATATTTACCTTCATATTGTTCCATAATTTCATTGATATTTGTTGTATTTAACCATGTGAAACGACCTTGAGGTCCTTCTGGTCTAAATGTATTTTCTTGTGCATCTAAATCTTTTAATTCTTTAATAAAATCTTGTTTTAACCAACAGATTTGATCATCACATACATCTGATAAACGATCAGTTAACTCAAGAACAAGATGTTTTTTATCTGATGATTTAATTTCAATAAGTTTACCCTTAAAATTCTTTTTGTTAACTTGTTCATTCCAAGCTTGAGCCATACGTATAAGTGATTGAATAGAAAAACAAGAGTCGTGTGTGTATGTTTTTGTCGGAGCACATTTTTTATCTTCATCTTTAGGTACAAAAGATTTTCCCATACTTATAATATATTTATACATAAAATAAAAATTAACTTGCATAAATTTAAGTAAACTTAATATTTTTTGTTTCTAAATCTATATATCCAACTATTTTTGTTAAAGATGTATCTTCATTTGTTTCAAAGACAATTCCATCTGGTTTATCATCATAAAAATATTGTTTTCCTTCATGTGATATTTTTTTATAAATAGGTATAAAGTCATTATTATCATCCATATCCATATCTATTTGATCAGTTTGTGTTGAACCTCCTAAATCCTTCTTCTTCTTTTTCATAATTTTTTTAAGAACTTGTTCAAGATCCAAGTTAAAACTTTGAGCTATTTTTTTAGCTAATTCTTCTTTCATTTTAATATTTTCTTTTTGAAGAGATTCTTCAAGTTCGCCAAGTAATTCTTTCATAGCCTCGGCATGAGAATCAATTTGTCCAATAATTTTATTTATTATAGTACCTGATTTCATTTGTTTATTTTAATTTAGCTTAATAGATCTGCGTGGTCAGAAAGTGTAAAATGCAATTTTTTTCCCAATAATAAAATATTTACTAATTTTATAATGAATTCCGGTATAGAAAATTATAGAAGAACAAATTTAACTATTCAACCTAATACAACAAATCCTATTGATATATATAAAAATTTTCCAAGTGTACTAAGTAATCAATTACCTTCTAAACAAGTTCAACAAGTAAATAATATAAGTCCAAGTCCAAATCCAGGATTTATTCCACAACAAATACAACAAATACAACAAATACAACAAATACAACAAATACAACATACAAATCAGAATGAAACTTACTCTTCTTATCCACATCAAAAAAATAATCTACAAATGAATCCAATAACACCATATATTATATCAAATAAAAATGATAATGAAATCTTATCTCAAATTGATCTATTAGAAAAAGATATTAATAATATTTTTTCAAATAATATAACACCAGATAGATTAGAAAGATTGGGTTCAGGTATTATATCTAATGGTCAAGTTTATGATACTGGATCATTAAATCCAAAACATCAAATGTTAGGTGAATATGAAAAACCAAATAATTTAATTCATAATAATGTATCTAAAAATGTTTTTGCAGAAACACTTCAAGAATATACAATTATTGTAGAATCTGCAGATCGTGATATTATAAAGTATCCTAACCCATTTTCATATAGAGTTAAATTTAATGGATTGCCAGGAAATACAGATGCAAATATTATGAGAAAATTTGATTATGTCAAGTATGTAAAATTAGACACAGGAATTATTCCCGGTAAGTATTATTATGTAAAACAGGATACATCACTTAATTCAACTGACTTTAATACTGTAAAAAACTTAAATTTAACTTCAAATCCTCGAAATTCAACTTTTACCCTCGCATCCCCTGATATATCAGGAACATTTGCAATGGTTGATCAAACAGATATATCTGGTTCTAGTAAAATAACTCGTTATACAAGATTTTGTTCAGTAGCAACATATCCAACACAGGTTGATACTGTTTATGAGTTTATATTTAATTTTACCGATAAATCTAATCCAGCAGGCAATCTTACATTTACAGCAAATAATTATATTGCTCGATATAAACTTCAAACATATTCTTTGGCTAATGATAAATATACTTTACTATACATAGACGAGTTAACAAATCCTAATGAAAACTCAACTAATGATGTTGTTGGTAAATCATTTAGTGTAATGTTTCCAGATGGATGTAATGGTGATATTCTATATACAACATCAGGTTTTATTGACAAGATGTTTAGATTTGCTTTGTTAGGTGAACTAAATCAAATGACAATATCAATTGGAAACTCTAATGGAACTATTCTTAAAAACTCTCCAGAAAACTATATAGATAATAATATTAATCCATCAAAGACCTGTACATGTACAACAGATACAAATGGATATTTTATTAGAAACTATGGGTGTGTGTGTACATATTTTAGACATCCATTCTATCAAAAATTTCAAAACACATTAATATTTAGAATAGGTGTGATTGAACCAAATATTGATAAAAATATTTTTTCATAAATTTATTATATCAAATAAATATAATAAAAATGAGCGATAAAGATAAAATTTATAAACTATTTGGGCATTCAAGTGATGATAAAAAAAAAGATCCAAATTTATTAATATCCTTTTTTTATCCTGATAAAAACAAATATTTTGAAGAATATACACATAATACTTCAAATAATAACGCAAGAAAAGATTTTATAAATAAAATTCCCGATATTGACAACAAATGTATAATTAGTTTAAGAGGTAATGGCTCATGTGTTATTAATGCATTATACCTATATTTTGTATTAAGTGGAATAGAACCACTGGGTTTGATAGAAAATAATAATAAAACAATTCAAAAGTTAAATACAATAGTTATTGATGGGATGAATAAATACTATGAAAAAAATAAAGATTTAATGATTGAAGTTTTACTAGAAAATTATTTGCAAGCAAAAAAAGATGTTCTAAATGGTAATAGTCCAGAAACTCCATTTGTAATTATAGGAATAATGGAAAAATTTGATCTTAATATTACAGAATATTCAATTAGAGAAACTGGTAATACTCGAAACCCATATCCAAATCCAAGAAATGTTAACTTTCCAACACTTGAGTATATAAATAGTGAAGGACATGCAGTACTAATTTTCCCAAAGATTTTATTATCCAAATTTTTAGAAGATACAGATCCTACAAATTACTCAAGATATAGCAATTCAGATAATTCATGTTTTTTTGCAGGACTATGGGCCTTTATGCATAAATTATCAAATCCAGTAATAGAATTATTGAATAAAAAACCATATCCTTCTAATCCTTTGTCTACATATATATTCCAATATTATAATATTATTCATTCAAAAACAAAAACAGAAGATTTTAAGAAATTTCTTAAAAGATTTCGTGATTATTTAACAAAACAGGAAATAGAAAAAGCCCTGGAAAAAAATAAAAATAAAAAAGAAGAAGAAAAAGATTACATACCCTTTAACTGGTCAAATCAACAAATGGACAGTGGTGAACTTATTATTAGACTATTTCAAGAATATACATCAAATTATAATATTAAACCAGAATTTTCAGAAGATGAAAATCAAATATTTACATTAGATCCACTAAATTTAATAAACAAAAAATACACGCTTGATTATTGGTATAATGAAGATAATTCATTTTTTGGAATAAAAACTGAATCTGCAAATTACAATAGTATATTAAATGAAAGTATTCTTACAGGATTTCAATTAAAACTTGGAGATGAAATAAAATTTAATAATGAAAGAAATGAAATAATTATTGAAAGTCCATTAGAGGAATTTAATGATGTTGAAGAAATTAGTTTAACTAATGAATTAACAAACGGTAAAAAAAAATACAAAAAAAAAGTAAAAGAAATTATATCTAAACCTGAATTTTTCTACATATATTTAAATAGAAATAGAAATAGAATTTCATCTGAAAGTGGAAAAAATATAAAAGATAAATCATCATATCCAATAACAGAATCATATGGATCTATGGGTTTATACTCAATAGTTGTACATGAAGGTAGTAGTAGTAGTAGTAGTGGTGGACATTATGTTTGTTATTTTAGAAATGGACCAAATTGGTATAAATTTAATGACAGTGGTGCAAAAATATCTAAAGTTACTAGTATTCATATAAAAACTATTGAACAAAATTGGGTTCTTTTAGTATATTTTAAAAATCAAATTCCACAAGATGATATTTTAAAAGTACTTTACTCAAAAGAAACAGGTGATCATACAGATGTTGAAAAAGCAGCAAATAAAATTGGAAAAAAGTATGAGTTTAAACCAATTAGCAAAAGTATATTAATAAGTTTAATTGGATGGATTATTTATAGTGAAATAAACAAAGATAATAATAATGATAATAATGATGAAAAAGATGAGATGATAATTATAATTGGTCTAATTGCAATGTTTGTATCAGAATTAGTAAGTCCAGATGAACCAATTAAAGATACAGTAACAAAATTTATAAATTATATTAGTGAAATACTTTATCCTAAACCTGAATCTAATGCTGAAGGTGGTTTTAAAAACCCATATATACAAAATCAATATGGTGGTTTTGATTTTATTTCAAGTGTCCAACAATTAATTTATCATGTAACTGAAATTCTAACAGCTTGGGTTAATTCAAATAAATCTATTCCTATTAAACAAATAATTGAAGAATATAAATCAATAATTTTAAATCCAACAGTTATTTTAGTCAAACAGATGGTTTTAGCATCTACAAGTAAATCAATTACTATGGGTATTGATTTAGCAAACAAATATATTAATGATTCAAATTATAAAATATTTATTAAAGCAGATCCTATACAACAAATAAAAATTCTTAGAGGGTTAGGATGGAAAGTTATTATTGGATCTAATGGATTAACAAAATTAATTAATTGGGATACATGGATTACAATTGGTCCATCTGAACTAATTAAAATAAAAAAATCTAAACCAAATCCTATTGTTAAATATATAATTCAAATCTATATATCAAATATAAATCAATCATATTCTAATCTATTATTACAATCAAAAATTAAATAAAATTAATAGTTTTGATAAATTTGTTGTATTGTACTCGATAGATTTTAATGCATAACTTATTTTTTCAGATACATCTGTTGTTAGGTGACCAATACCAGATGATGTTTTTTCTAAAAAGAATGATAGAAATCCAAGAATAATTGTTTTAATAGTCCACATAGGAGACCAAGATTCTTTGTGATAAGATGAATTTGAAAAACAAAGTTTTTTATTAATATCAAATCTACCATTAGGTGTTAAAAAATAGAATTCAGGTGGATCAAAAGGATAATTATGAGACATTCTGATATTAAAAATATACTGTCCACCTATAAATCCAGGTTCTTCTAGTCCATAAATCATGCAATACCAATCTAAAATATTATCTGGATTATGTGTTATTTTAATATTAGGTAAAGGCATATCTTTAAGTTCTTCAAATTCTTTAGTTAATCTTCGTTCACATACAGGTGTGGGTTTTTGTGTTTTTAAACTCTTGACATTAGTTTGTTGCATAATTAAATTTGTAATTTAGTATATAATTATTTATTTAAATCAAATAATTATAAAATTTTTTAATTTAAGAATTATATATATATATATATGACAATATTTTATGCATTTGGAGATTGGGGTGTAGATAATTTTATTAAAAAAAAATCAGAAAATTCATTAATAAAATATTCAATTAAAAATCAACCAAAATTTATATGTTTATTAGGTGATAATTTTTATGAAAATGGTGTTGAAAGTGTAAATGATCCAAAATGGAGATTATTTACAGAATGTTTTAATTCACCAAAATTAAATTGTTTATGGTATCCAGTATTAGGAAATCATGATTATTTATCAAATCCAAATGTTCAAGTAGAATTTTCAAAATTAAATTCAAGATGGAAAATGGGTAATAAATTTTATTCACATATAAAAAATAATATATTAATATTATTTATTGATACAGTTGGTTTAGCATTAAATGAAAGTACTTCACTAATATCAGATTATAATATGAAAGTACATAAAATAAATAAAGATTATCAAACAAGACAATTAAAATGGATTGATACAACATTAAATAAATTTAAAAATAATTCAGAAATAAAATGGAAAATAATATGTGGACATTATCCAATATATTCAAATGGTGATCATGGTAATACAAATGAATTAATTGAAATATTAAATCCATTATTAATTAAACATTCAGTAGATTTATATATATCTGGTCATGATCATTCATTTCAACATATTATAAAAGATAATATAAATTATGTTGTATCGGGATGTTTTAGTAAAATAACAAGTTTACATAATAATGAAAATTGTGTATTTGGTACATGTGAACCTGGGTTTACTTCATTTACAGTTACTGAAAATATTTTAATAATAAAATATATTGATTCAAATTGTAATTGTATTTATGAAAAAAGTATAATAAAATAATTTTTAAATATCTAAATATATTTTAATTTAACTATATTTAACTATGGAACGAACTAATATTAAACTAGTATGTAGATATTGGCTCCATCAACAATTTGGTGGAGCCAAAGGAGATATCAAATGGTCAAGTTTTGTTCATTCTGGTGTAATGTTTCCAGAACCATATAAACCTCATGGAATCCCTGTAATCTATAATGGAATCCAAGTAAAATTACCTCCATTAGCTGAGGAGTATGCAACTTTATATGCTAGATACTTGGATACTGAATATATTAAATCTAAAACATTTAATAAAAATTTTTTTAAATCATGGAAATCAACTATAAAAAATTTAACAGTACCAATTGAATCTCTTGATTTGTGTGATTTTACTTTAATAGCCAAACACTTGGAAAAACTAAAGATAGCCAAAAAAGATTTGGATTCAGAAACAAAAACCCAGACTAAAGAAGCTCAGGCAGAACAAGAAGAACCATTCAAAACTGCTCTAGTTGATAATAAACCCCAACCAGTTGGAAATTATAAAATGGAACCACCTGGAATCTTTATAGGTAGAGGATGTCATCCCAAGTTAGGAACTATTAAAACAAGAATAGAACCAAAAGATGTTATATTAAATTTATCAAAAGGTGCACCAATTCCTCAAGTACCATCATTTTATCAAGGTACCAAATGGAAAAAAATAGTTCATGATAATAAAGCTGAGTGGTTAGCTGCTTGGAAAGACACAATTACAGGTAAAACAAAATATGTATGGTTAGGTGCTAAATCTGATTTTAAAGCAAAATCTGATGAAGAAAAATTTAATAAAGCCCGTAAATTAGTAAAACTAATTGACTTGATACGTAAAACTAATACATCTAATTTAGAATCTAAAGATACTCATACTGCTCAACTTGCAACTGCTTTATATTTTATAGATAAACTTGCTCTTAGAGTTGGGAATGAAAAAGGCGAAGATCAAGCAGATACAGTAGGTGTAACATCTTTAAGATATGAACATGTTAGTTGTAAACCAAATTCAATAATTAAATTAGATTTTTTAGGTAAGGATTCTGTTAGGTATGTAAATGAAGTTCAAGTTGATTCTCAGGTATATACAAATGTAGAAAAATTTTTGTCATCAAAATCTAAAGGTGATGATTTATTTGATGAAATAAGATCTGTAGATTTAAATGAGTATTTGAAGACATTTGATCCAGATCTAACAGCAAAAGTATTTAGAACATTTAATGCATCATATGTTTTTGAGCAAGAACTAAAGGAAATTACATTAAAGTACAAATCATATGATAAGTCAGACAAATTAAATTTGTTACTTGGTATGTTTAATAAAGCTAATGCTAAAGTAGCAATGTTATGTAATCATCAAAAAAATGTATCAAAAGGTTTTGAAGATTCAGTTGAAAAAATTAATGATAAAATAAAAGAATATAAAAAAAAGTTATCTGAACTTGAAGATATACAAGAACCAACTGATAGTCAAAAAAAAAGAGCTAAGAAACTTAAAGAATATATTAAATCACAAAAACATAAAAAAGATTTAAAAATGGAACTAAAAAATATTTCATTGGGAACATCCAAGACCAATTATATAGATCCAAGAATTACAGTAGCATTTTTAAAAACTCATGATATTCCTGTTGAAAAGATCTTCTCAACAACTCTTAAAGAAAAATTCTTCTGGGCATTTGAAATTGAAGCAAATTGGGTATTTTAACTTTTTAAATATAAAATATATTTTATATTTAAAATCTTGCATAATTTAATAGAAATATATGAATAAATCAGATTTAATAATTAATAATAATATATTTAAAAAAATATTTTTAAAAAAACATATAAACATACCACTTGGTACTCTAGATTGGGTTTCAGATATAGAAAATATGTGTAAAATATTTAATAAAATTTATATATTTCAATTAAATGTTGTAAAACTTGATGAGGAAACATTTATTATTTGTAATAATTTAATGCAAGTAGAACAAATATTAATTATTAACAATAAAAATTATTCTTTAATAGATTCAAGAAATATTCTATATGAACAAACACAAAAACTAGAATTACAAATATCAGATGAAAAAAAAAAATTTCAAGATCTAGAAACAGAAGTTCTAGAAACAGAAGTACAAGAACTAGAAAAAGAAGTACGAGTACTAGAAACAGAAGTACGAGAACTAGAAACAGAAGTACGAGAACAACGATATAATAAGACAGAGTTTGAAAAAAATATAAAAAGAATAGAGGAAATAAAACAAATACAACAAATAACAGAACAAATAAAATTAATTACAGTACAAATAGATAATAATATTCAACAAATACAACAAATAAAAGCACAAATACAACAAATAAAAGCACAAATACAACAAATAAAAGCACAAATACAACAAATAAATGAACAAATACAACAAATAAATGAACAAATACAACAAATTCAAACTATTTTGCAACAAACCAACACTTACAATTTTTTAAAAGAATTTATTAAATATAGTAATAGTAATAGTAATAATAAAAAGTTTTTATCGGACTTGAAAACTAAAATAACTTCTGATTTACAAACTATAAAATCTTTTTTAAATTCAGATTCTAATCTTGACAATTTATTTATAATATTTAGATTTATCTATGAAAATTTTAATAAAAATGAAGTGTATAATAGAATATTTCAAAAAATATACATAGAAATTTATGAGACACAAAACCAACTTTGTACTAATTATAATATTTTATTGGTATTATACATGGAGTATCAAAAATTAATGAATACAAATATTAATAAAGACTATAATAGTTTACTACGTAATCCTTTTAGTATTGGTGGTGATACTTTTAGTATTGGTGTCTTACGCGGTGGATCAGCACCATCTGGATCTACTGATTTAACTGATTTAACTGATTTAAAACAAAGATCAATAGAATTTTTTACATTATTAAATAATAATTCACCTATATCTATAAAAATTGAACAAGCAAAAGAATTAATTATCCATCTAAAAGCAAGTAATAGTTTAAAAGTTAATAACATTGATTATGAATCTCAAAAATTAATGTACCAAGGTCTAACTATTTTTTTTCACAGGTTTAGTTATAACTTTGATATAATTCATGCTCAAATAATATTTGTTATAATTAATCTATATACAGAGCTTATTGAAAAAAATTACATTACAATTCGTTTGAAACAAGATTTTGAAGATCAAGAGATTAAAGAAGTTGGAATACATATTTTTATAAATTTAATTAATCAATGTATATTTTCATATAATCGTTTGACATCATTTATACCTGATTCAGATTTTTTACAAAAAATTTTCAAACCTAACCAATACAAAAATAATATTTATCCATATTTAGAATCAGATCTTGTACATCTTGTTACAAAAATGCATAAATATCAAAAATTTTTATATAAATATACTAGAGACTATGTTGAAGATAAATCAATTCATGAGGTAATTAGGGAAACTAATCAAAGTGTAGATGAACGATTTAGTCAAATAAATAATAATAATTTTGCTCTTAATGGTGGATCTGGAATATTAAAAGGTATAAAAAAAAAATTTACAGATGCATCGAGTTCTGTAAAGAGATATGCATACGATAAAGTAATTGAACATGTAATTGATCCTACAGTTAAGACAATGCATAAAATCGCAGAATCGAAAGAAGAAATAAGTAATTTATTTCGTAATAAACAATTAATTTTTTTACCCAATTATAGTAATGACAATGACAATGACCATGACAATCCTTTAAGTATATCAAAATTTGATCTTACTGTTGCATCAGGAGTAGTTATAAAAAATAATTTAAATACATTTTCAGATAATAATTATAAACTAATTTTAATCCTAAATAATCTAGTAACATGTTTATTAGATAAAGATAGACTAGAAGATATTAACAACTTTTGGGATCAATACTCAGATGTTAATTTTGAATCTTCAAAAATACTTGGTGAATCATATGATAATTTTCAAATTGAAATTAATGGAGATAAAACTACAATAGGTTTTGGTAATTTATTTCCTCTAACCACATGTATTAAACAAATATGTAAACGCATAGATTTGACTAATGAATCAATTCAAAAAAATATATTAATTAGATATACTCAATCTAAAAATTTAATTGATTTATTTATTACTCTATGGGGTTGGTATCATAAAGAAATACATAAACAAAATTTAAATAATGACAAAAATTTTAATAATTTTTTAGCTAAACTAGCAGCAAAAAATATAGGAAAATATGTAGATCGTAATAATTTATTATTAGGAAACAAATATGAATCAGAATTATCAGAGTATTATTTTAAACAAAATCAAGTTGTTCTAGAAATAGATGTATTACAAAAAGAAGAAAAAAAAATAACTTTTTTTTCTAATTCAGATTTTGATTATATTTCCAATATTAAATTTAATGAGAAAACTAAAATAATAACTGTTGGTAGAGAAAAATATAAACTAGATGACGATGAAACATTTCATGGTAATACGCGTAATAATTACAGTAATTCAAATAAATTAACATACACAGTTGATATTAATCCGTATATAACGATTACTACAAAGAATAATAATTGTGTATCATTTGTTACTAGAAAAGATAGTAATATTTATTATTATTGTTTAGAGCATGGGGTTTGTTTTTATACAAATAATCGTAAAAATTATGTCAAACATTTAAAATCAGGAAATGAATATGAATTGATAGAAACAAATACACCAAACAAAATTTTACAAATATTTGTAAAATTTTCAAAAAATATTTCCCTAGTTAAAGATACCAAAACAGATGATTTAAGTTTAATGGTAGTTATGAATAAGGAAAATAAATACACAAATCGTTATTGGAAAGCCAATGGAAATATTATTAATATTGAAAATAATAAAATACATTTTATTCAAATAAATTCAAATTATTTTACTTTTAAATTTCCATCAATTGATGATTTTCATGCTCTATTTATAAGTTTTATTTTAACTGAAAATATTCATGCATTATATTTATTAAAAAATAGAATTACATCAGATGTTACTAAAATTAGTTTACATCCAAATAAGAATGAATATTTGTACTATAGTATAATTAATTCCTTGTCATCAAATATGGATATTCCTTTTGCATATGACTTTGAGAAAAAAATTGATATTAACACAAGTATTGTTAATAAACTTATTTCTGAACAATTGAATTTAACTATTGACTCAACTAGTAAAACAACTAGTAAACCAACTAGTAAACCAACTAGAATCGAATTAAAATTAAATTCAAAATATCTAAACAACATTAGTTTTTTGAGCGATTTTATTTCTAGTAAAAAAATACAACTAGTTGATGAACAATATAATCAATCATTAAAAGATTTTTTAAAAGAATTTAGATCAGTATGTACAAAATTAAGTATAAATTATGAAATATTTGAACAGATTAATATGGAAGATATAGATGAAATTTATTATAATAAAATTTTTGATGATATACTTAATCTAGAAAACTTTTATAGTATAAACAGATTATATTTAGCTAATACTGATTTATTATATGATAGATTAATTGCTAAAAAATATAATTCAATTGTAGATAAATTGAATTCTAATCAAAGTGCAGAATTGAACGAAGCTTGTGGAGAAGTTTTAAGAATAATTTCAGAATTAGATCCTCTTGTTATTCATGGATTTGATAAACCTAGAAGTCAATCTCAAATTGTATTTGAACTTCATAATGAGATTTTTATAAGAGCAGAACAAAGGAAATTAATTGATTCATTTTTTAGTAATGGTAATTTAACAAATACTGCATATGAAATATTAATGGGTAAAGGTAAAACATCTACATTAACACCAGAATATATTCTGGAGCATTATGAAAAAAATACATCTTTTAATTATGTTATTGTGTTACCAAGTCATTTGGTATTATCATCTTATGATATTTTTTCTAAAATAATTGATCTATTTGATGGATATTGTTTACGTATATATCCACAGGTTGATATCAATCAAAGATTAGAAATAACAGATATAGGATTTCCAACAATAACAATTGTTTCAGATTCAACTTTAAAACATTATGTACTTGATATAATTAGCAAAGGTGAGAAAACAATAGATAATATTTTTAATGGATCATCTAATGTTTTTGTATTTGATGAAATAGATACATTGGTTAATCCATTAAAAAGTTATTTAAATATAGGAGGTAAAAAAATTCCTCATAGAAATATAGAAAAATTAGTTCAAGTATTATATCAAGTTGCAATAAATATTTATTTGAATAATACAAATTATTTAGAGAGTACAAATATTAGTGATAAGTCAACTGATCCATTTGAACAACAACTTTATAAAACTATAACAGATATATATCCAATAGTTAGATCTTATAAATATAAAAAAAATTATGGATTTGTAAGTTACCAACTTGATATAAATGATAATACAAATACTGCATTTTATAAAACAGTTCCTTATTCAGCAATTAATTCTCCTGTTGATGGTAGTGAATTTAGTGATTTTGAGATATCAATTTTATTAACATTTTTATCATATTTAAATTGTACAGAAATTAGATTAAAAGATTGTGATAATATTTATGAAATATTTAAAAAAATTTATAAAACAGTAGATAGAATCAGCAAACAATTATTTCAAGAAAAAATTATAGAATTTTTTAATCTTTTTGCTGGATATAACAATTTTATAGATACAATGTTTACATTGTTAAGCGATGACCAGACAACACCAGTAATTGTGCATGCGGAGATCAATAAACAGATTAGTTCTGAAATTGATGAAAATAATAGATTAAAAATTACATTAATTTATTTTTATATTATTTATTTTGTTAGGGACAAATGTTTTAAATATCCAGAAGATAAATATAATATTGCTACAATTGATCTATTAGATACTAATGTTACACCAAATAAAATATGTTTTTCAGGAACTGTTAATTTTAATTTATTTGATATAGGTACAGTAAGTAAACTTGGTATTACAGATTTTAATTTAAATCAATATGTTAATGAACAATTAAATCGAATTGAATCAAATCCAATAGCCCAGGGAGAAATAGAATCCGCAATTAGATCAATAACAACAATTGGTGGTCAAGAAATAAAACATGTACCAATGATTTACCAAGAAGATCTAATAGAAGATGAAATTATAAAGTATTTATTATATAATATTAAAAAATACAATGCATTAATAGATGTGGGTGGTTATATATTAAAAACCAAACCAAAAGATTTAATGGAAAAAGTATGGAATACAATAAATCGTTCTAGTTCGAGTTCTGCTTCATCTTCTGGTGCTTCTGAATCAAATCGTAAATTATTATATATCAATGAAAATAATATAAAAACAATATATATGGGACCAAACAAACCAGGACAAAAATATTCAAATGAGGTTTTTGAAAATTGCTTTATATTTTATGACAATAAAAATTGTGTTGGTACTGATTTTAAACAACCATATAAAATGCATGGATTAATAACTATTGGGCGATTAAATAATTTAACTGAAATAGCTCAAGGAGTATACAGATTAAGAAATATTAATATAGGACATACAGTTGACTATATTTCTCCTGATACTTTTGCAAGAGATCCAGATGATGGTCAACCAACTAATAAATACAAGTTAATATATGATAATTTATTAAAAGCAGATCAAGATAATAAAGCTAATTTAGAGATAAATGCATTAATACAGTTTGTCAAGTTTATTAAAAGAAAACATTTTAATTATAATAATAAATATTACCAAGAACAAAATTATATTTCTACAGTTCCATTTAAAAGTAAATCTTGGTTAGATCTAACATTTAAATCTGAACAATATATAACTCAAGATAAATTTTTAGAACAAGAATTAGTTTCAAGTGATTTTAAGTTTAATACAGAATCAATTAAAAAACAAGATAATATATCTCAGCCTGAAATATTATTAAATATTGACATTAATATAGATGTAAATATAGATATAAATGCAAATAAACAAATAGATTATACAGTATCAATAAATAATTTATTATTATATAATGGTGATAAAAAAACATTTGTAGGATATGAAGGTTTTGTTAAATATTTATTATCACCAACTACATTTGAATTTGCAGGATTTTTAAATAAAGTCTATAAAAATATAAAAATATTTGATTATGAACTAATAATATCACAAGATGTGTTATCTCATATTGAACTAGAAAAAAATGCAACTAAAAATAAAAAACAGTACTATGAAATGTTTTTTAAAAATTTATTTATACTACAAATATTTAAAGATGATAGATTAATAATAAGAATAATTTCATTTTATGAATATATATTATTTAAACAATTTGTTGATGAATTTGATGATTTTAAATATATATTATATTCATCTACTGGTTTTGTAGAAAGACAAAATTTTATTACATCTAAAGATGAAGATAATATAGAACAATCAAAAATGTACAAAGAATTGGCTGTTATATTGTTTAGAAAAATGTATACCACAGAAGAAAATATGTGTATAATTGCAAGATATTTTATATTAAATAATTTTGAATACAAAAAAGAACTATTGGATATTTTACAATCAATTTTAAAAGTAAAATATTTATTTAATTACCAATCTATTAATTCATCACAATTTCAAGATAATTTGAATAATCAAAAGTATTGGGAACAAATTATAAAAAATGGTAATGTAGAAAAAGTATTAAATAATAATGATTTTGAAAATAAATTTGATTTATGGGTTTTAGAAGTAAACGAAGAAATTAAGCAAATTAATATTGTTTAGATTTATTTGGTACTGTTAGTTGTGATTATTAAGTTATTTATAATATTTTTAACATTGCTATTTAAATATTTTGAATAGGTTTGTACTATACTTGGATTAATTATTTTAATCCATTCATCATAAGAAGATATTTGTCCTTGAGAATTTTTTTTAAATCCTAATGTTTTTAAAATCTGATAGTGAATTTTTTTATTTATAGGTTTTAATAAATTTGTTGGATTTAATTGTGTATCTGATAAAATTTGTAACATAAATTCTGCTGAATTTGAAATTATTGCATGTGCTAATTGTAAACATTTTATTTGAAGATTTTTACTATCCCCGTAAACTTCCCATATATCTCCAAATAGCTCACAAGTTTTTTCTGTAAATGGTTTTGTCAAATCAAAAATGTTTAATGGTCTTGATTTTTGTTCAGTTGGAAAAGTTAATTTAACAGAAGGAGATTTAGATCTAATCCATGTATGAATTAAAGCAGAATGTATTGGAAAACCATTAAAGTATCCAAATGTGTTAATTTCAGTATTATCATCCCAAAAATATTTAATATCCCAACCTTTTAAAACTAATTTAATTTTATGGTCTGAACCTAGCCATATAGTTTTATTTGTAGGAATATTTGTTTTTAATATACCAGTAGTTTTGTCAAAAAAGAATTTAACTTGTACTTTTGAAGATGTATTTCTAGATGGGAATTTAAATGAAGAATACAAATCTGAAATTAACTTTTTAATACTAACACCTTGAGTATATTGTTTAATAATATCAGTAACTTTTGTTATTATTTCTTGATCATTAGAACCACCTTCTAAAAAAATAATTTCTAATTCAATATTTTTTTGTGATGTATCTTTTTCTTCTTTTTTAGTTATATTTAGGCTATAGTTAGAGATTATAGGTTTAGAAAATAATAGATTATTAATATTTTTTTGCAATAAAATAAAACATTTAGTTGTAATATTTTTTATTTTTGCATATTTTGATGCTATTTTTTTTTCTAAAAATGGAATTGTTGTATCATTAATAGCATTAATACATGTAATTACTAATACAAAAATATTTAAAAATTTTATAAAAGAATTTAATAAATCAGTAATTTCTTGTATTTCTTCATCTAAAATTTTTAAATCAGATAGATTATCAAGTTTTTTATATCCATCAATAAAATATAGAAGAATATTAATAATTAATCTTATATGTACAATATATAATATAATTTTTGTATCATCATTACCAAATAATCTATTAATAATTGGTGTAATTTTTTTTTCAATATTAGATATCAAAGGATGAATATAGTCCTTATACCATGATGGAAAAAAATCTTCTAATTTTAGAGATTTAAAAATACTATTTAGTAAATCCCAATATTCATCCTGGACTCCTTTTGAATCAGTATAAAACCAGGAAATTAAAAAACTTTTTTCTTGATTATTTTGTGCATAATTAATAATTTGTGCTAATAAATAATCAAATATTATTTCTTTTGATATTTTAAAATCAAATCCTCCTGATTGTATTCGACTATTACTATAATAGTTTATATATGGTATTAGTTCATCATCAATATATTTTATAATTAAATCATAATCTATAGTATCAAACATATAATATAATTAAATAAAATAATTTGATTGTTTTAATAATAATATAATGAATAATTTCTCCTTATTTTAACTTTAATTTAGTTTATACCTCATGAAGATATTGTTTAAGAATAGTAATTAAATCATCAAATTTAGACAATATATCTACACCACCATAATTCATTTAGTCTATATCTAAATACTGAAATAACTTTTGCTATTTTTTTAGAAGAAATCATATGTGCATGTGACAATTTAAGTAAATTTATTAGGCAATTTAATAGGAAATGAAAAAACGTAAATTTAAATATAAAAAATATATATAAATATTAATATGAATATATATTTTATTTTGTCGATATGCTTAGCAGAAATATTATTTGTAAATACATTTTTTATCAAGATACCATTTGGCCCAAGATTTAAAATAAAAGATCGTGAAATAAATAAAGTAATAAGTTATAAGATAGATTATGAACAGTCTGAATTTTTGAAAAAAATAAATGGGTTTTATGGACTAATAGGTCCAGATATAGACATCAAAAAAGTATCTAATATGTTTGATTTATTTACAGCAGACGGTGTTATTCATGGTGTTTTTTTTGATAATGGAGAAATTACATTCATAAAATACTTTATAAGAACAGATAAATTAAAATATGAACAAAAGAATGGCAAGATACCTAAAAACAATGGTTTAAGATTATTATTTGAAGTTTTTAATATATTTGATCTCTTACCTAAATTGATTGGTGTTTCAAATACTGCATTTATGAATTTTAACAATAATACATATTCATTATATGAAAGGGACTTGCCATATAAATTAAATATTGATTTTGAAAAAAAAAAAATTACAACAAAAGAAAAAAAATTAATTAAAAATATAAGACATTTTTCAGCACATTCAAAAACAAATGGAATAACGATAGAAACAATAGATTGTGATATTTTAAAAAATGAAATATCTTATTTTGAATTAAACAAACATTTTAGAACTAAAAAAACTAAAAAAATTCCTACAAAATATTTACCAATAATTCATGATTTTTGGAGTTCACCAGATAAGATTATTTTTATCGATTCACCTTTATTCGTTGATTTTAAAAGTATTTTTATGGGATCTATGCCAGTTAAATTAGATGTTACAAAAGAAACTATTATTAATATATTAGATAAACAGACTATGGAAATAGAAAAATATCATATTAATGAAAGCTTTTATATGTTTCATTTTGCGAATAGTAAAGAAAATGCTACACATATAAGTATTTATGGATCTCTTTATGATAAAATTAATTTCAACGATATGGATATATCTGGTAAATATAGAAAAATATTAATAGATAAAAAAACAAAATTAGTAACTTTAGAGAAAAACCTCGAGCTTGAAGAACTAAATATAGAGTTTCCTATATTATATGGTAATCGAACAATTTTTAAAAATATTGAAAATAGTGTTAATAATGGATTTGTAATATGTGAAGGATTAGAAATAATAAAAAAGATAGAACTAGTTGACAAATTTATATCTGGAGAACCTAGTATAAAAAAAATCGATAATACATATTATTTGTTTGCTTTTTATTTTAGTATTTATAATGATAAAGATACAAAATTGTTAATAATGAATCTAGATACATACAATTTTATAGATATACCTATAAAAGAGGAAATTGGATTAGGATTTCATTCTATTTTTATACCTAATGAACATAGTTAGACTTTTTGTACTCTGGGTGAAAAATTTTTAAACCCTTTTGACCAATAAACTATAGTCCAATTATAATGGAAGATAAAAAAGATTTATTTAAAAGTATTTTAATGTCTGACTTAGATGATAATATATGTATTTATAAAAATATAGGTTATCATATTTCTTCCCTTAAAAAGGATCAAGTGATTAAAGATGAGTCATTGATTAGCGTTCTAGAAATGCTAGAAGATATTTTCTCTTCAATTAAACTTTTACAGTTTAAAATAGAAGAAGATTATTTAATAGGAACTGAAAAATTTAAATTATATAACAGTTCATTAGATGAAATAAGAGAACAATTAAAGAAAATAATATTATCAATAGGTTATAATCAAATTTATGAAATTTTTAAACTTTGCATGAGTTCATATGATTTTGATAATTATAAATTAATAATTGAATCAAATATTGAATTTTTAGATAAATATTTTATTATTCATAAAATACAAAACTCAAAAACAGATTTAAGTTTTGATTCAATCCCAACTATTAATTTTGTTGAAAATAAAGATCCTATACTAACACCTTCATTTACATATGTTTTAAACTCAGCTGTTCTAAAAATATCTTTAGGTTCATATACATTTATGTTCGATGGATATTTTAGACAAGATCCACTTAATTCATTATTTAAAGAGGATGAATATGAATCTAAATATAATAAATTGTTAAAGTATATTGAGTTATTAAATATTCCATATAAATTTAAAAATAAATATTTATCACAACTTGCATATACGGATTTTACTATTAAAACAGTTGATGAAATTGTAGAATTAATTAAAACAGATTATGAAGAACTTAAAAAAGTATCAAAAATTCTTATTAGTAATTTAATAACAGATTTTACAAGATCAGATCGTGTAAAACAACGAAAAATTATAACATTATTATTACTTTCAAAAGAAGAAGATCATATAATTGCAAATATATTATATGAAAATGTTAGATCAAGTGATATGAGAGATACACTACATTGGACAATAAGAAAGCTATTAAATGAGTCTGGAAGTTTAAAAATTGCTGCTAGAAAAAAGTTACTAGGTTTTGATTCAAATGAAATGACATGGGAAGAAAAACTAATTGTTCTTAAAACTTCTGAAAAAAATAAATCAAAAGCTCTTTCTAAGATGAAAGAACTTAACTCATCTAAAGAATCTGCATCTAAAGCAGAAACTTATTTAAATGGGTTTTATAAAATACCTTTTGGAGTTTATAAAGAAGAACATATTTTTACTTTAACACCAAAACTTAAAAATAATTTTATTCAACTAATAAATTTAGTTAATAACTATCATGAATTTATCCCAGAAGATCTTCAACATGATTTTATTAATTTAGTTAAATCAAATCAATCTATTTGTCCTAATATACAGAAACTAAATAATTTATTAGAATCGATTGATATATATTGTAATTCTGGACTAAACTTGAAAACAAGTGAATTTATTAGAATTATTGAAATAAAAGATATGTGTGAAACTTTAATAAAGTCAATATCAAAAGCTTCAGATGAAAAAAGAGAATATTTAAAATCAGTCCGCGAAAAGTTAGATTTAGCTATTTATGGTCAATCAGATGTTAAAAAACAGATCGAAGTATTATTTGCACAATGGATGAATGGAAAATCTGAAGGTGCTGTAATTGGATTACAAGGCCCTCCTGGTACTGGCAAAACTCAAATTGCTAGAGAAGGTATTGCCAAATGTTTAATTGATATGTCAGATGGTTCAACAAGACCATTTTGTTTTATACCTTTAGGTGGGGCTCGAGATGGTTCTGTTCTTGAAGGTCATGGTTATACATATTTAGGTTCACAGTGGGGTAAATTAGTTGATCTACTTATGGACTCTAAATGTATGAATCCTATAATATTTTTTGATGAAGTTGATAAAGTTTCAACAACGGATCATGGTAAAGATATAATTAATATTTTGATTCATCTAACAGATCCAACACAAAATAAAGAGATATATGACAAGTATTTTGCAGGTGTAGAGTTAGATTTTTCAAAATGTATATTTATATTTTCATATAATGATCCTCAAGCAATTGATCGAGTCTTACGTGATAGAATCACAGAAATAAAAGTTAAACCATTAAGACTTGAAGAAAAAATTAAAATAGTTCAAGACTATACAATTCCTCAAATTTGTGAGAATGTTGGTTTAGATAGTTCAACTATTTCATTTGAAGATAAAGCTATTGAATATTTGATTTCAACATATACATTTGAAGCAGGTATGAGAAAATGTATTGAAAAACTAAAAGAAATATTTAGAGAAATAAATCATAAACAAATTCAAGGATTATATACCTATAGAATATGGATTGATGAAGAATTTATTGATCGTGTTCTTTCTAGACATACAAAGATAATTCACAAGAAGATACATTCTACACCTCAAATAGGTTTGATTAATGGATTATATGCTACAGCAACTGGAATTGGAGGAATAACAGTGATTCAAGTAATAAAGACAATGGGAGATAAAAAGTTAGGATTAGAATTAACAGGATCACAAGGTGATGTTATGAAAGAATCGATGATATGTGCAAAAACTCTAGCCTGGAATTTGTTATCTTTTGATATAAAAAAACTTGTTAAAGAAGAATGGGATATAATAGGATCTTTTGGATTTCATATTCATTGTCCTGAATGTGCTACACCTAAAGATGGACCATCTGCAGGAATAGCAATTACAACTGCAATTTATTCAGTACTTGCATCCAAACCAATTAGAAATGATATAGCTATGACAGGAGAAGTTGATCTAATAGGTAATGTTAAAGCAATCGGGGGATTGGACGCAAAAATAGAAGGTGCTATTAAAGCAGGTTGTAAACGAGTTTTAATACCATATGAAAATGAGGAAGATTATAAAAAGTTATCAACTCAAACAAAAGAATCAATTGAAATTGTACTAGTAAATACAATTCAAGAGGTTTTAGATTATAGTTTAGTTGAATAGTGGATGAAAAAATTTAACCATAAAAATTATATAATACTGTATTATAGAATACATGTCATTTATTGATATAGAATATGATAAACTTGTACTATCAACTTCACCACTCTTAAACACATGCTACTTCCCAAAAAAGTTTTATCGTTTATATCAATCTACAAAATCAGATGACAACATTATTATTAATGGATCCTTTCTCTTTAATGAAACCAATGATATTCATTTGTGTAATTCACCAGTATCAAAAAAAACAAATGAATTTAATTTAATTGAAGAAATTCCTTATTATAAAAATATTGAAAAGCTTTTTATATATTTTAGAAATACAAGCTTTTATATTGATATTGATAAACTTGAAATTGAAAACTCATCATCTGTACTTGATAGTATAGTATATCAATCAAATATTAAAAAAATTAAAAATATTAAACATAGAGATTTTGTTATTATGTCATCAAATCCTGTACTAATTAATGTTTCTTATAATACTAAAACAGCAGCTAATTTTGTTAGAATTAGTTGTATTAATGATACTGGTTATGGTGGTTCTGCATATTCATATCTTTATGATAAGGTTCATCAAGTTCAAATTAAAACAATAAATTGTATTCAAACTGTTTAAGCTAAATCAGCTAATGCAATTGCATTACCTGTATTTAAGCTAAATCAGCTATTTTTAGCATTAGCTATTTTTAGCATTAGCTATTTTTAGCATTAGCTATTTTTAGCATTAGCTATTTTTAGCATTACCTGTATTTAAGCTAAATCAGCTAATGCATTAGCAATTGCATTACCTGTATTTTCTGTCATTTGGAAGTCTTCAGTATAATTAAAAAGTTGTTTATTTATGTTATCAGAATCAAAGTTATTATCTATTAAAAAGTTAGAAATATCAATTGGTTCTTCTTTTGTTTCTAATCTATCTGGGTTTGATTGAACTTTTGTAGTTGAAAGTTTATTTTGAACTTGATTTTTGTTAGGTTTGTGTTGTTGTAGAGATTTTATATTTTTTTCATATTCTATATTTGAACATGAAGAAGAAGATTCCGTAGAATTATCAAAAAAATTACCCATATTAATTGGTCCAATAGGAAATGAAAAGTCAGTTGTATAAGTAATTGTAAGTAAAATAATTCCAACGATTAAAATTACAAGTAAATAGCTAGTTAATGATGTCATTATATAATGTATTTAGATAAATAAAATGTATATTTAAATTATAATGTTTAAAATATTTTATTTAGAAAATTGCGGTTATTCATTAAAAGCTTTAAATATTTTACATAAATATGATATAGTTAATAAATTGGATGAAATTAATTGTAGTATTAATAGTGAACAAGTTCAAGACCCAGATTTAGAACTTGTTCCTCCATCATATACATCTTATCCAAAAATTATATATATGGGTAAAACAAAATATTTTGTTGGTGGATATACTGAACTAGAAAAATTAATTGATTTAGTTACAACACCAACAATTTTAGAATGTAATCAAGTTCCTTCTCAAAGATTTATAAATAAAAAAACTACATGTAAAATTTTGCTTGAATTAACAAATAAAATAAAATAAAATTATATTTTACTAAAAAAATCAGATTGCTCTTCTTCTGCTGATTCTTCCTGAAACTCAAAATTATTATCACCATCATCATCCTTATGCTTCAAAGTTAGAAGACCTAATCCAACTAGTTCATCAAGTTCATTACCGTCATACTTGTGAATAATAAAACAGTTATTACCAGTAAGTTCTGTTGAAACCTCGATTAATACATAATCTCCTGTGTTAATCCAGATTCGTTTTCTAAAAGATCCAGGAATTAGTGTATTATATGAATCATTTGTTGGATAAGTTTCAACAACAACTCTATATGAACCTAAATTCTTGGTAACCTGAGCAACAAATCTTGTTTTATTGTCAGGTGTAATTTCATTAATAGGCACCGATTTTTGTTTTGGTGCATGATTCTTTTTGCCTTTTTGCTTATTGCCGCCAATTAAATTCTTTCCCATTTTGTTATATGAGAGATTATAATAGTCGTATATCCAATATATTAATTTTTCAATTTTTTCTTAAAAATAGTCCTGTGACAATTTTTTCTTAAAAATAGTCCTGTGACAATTTTTTTATCTTTGGTTATATAAAATGAGTGTATTAAAGGAAACTTTTACAGACTATTATAGTCATACTAATTCTCTCTGGCTTAAAAATTTTACTCTTCCTGATGACTATTCTAGATATTCTACATTTAATATTATTTCAACTAAAATTAACTCTCAAATTAATGATATTTTACAAACACTAAATTCCACAACTTTATCAAGTCTTAATCCAGAACAAAAATTAATTGTTGATTTGTATAGAAAAATTTCAGATTATGAAACAAGAAATAAATTAAAAACTCTACCACTAGATGCACTATATAAACTACTAGATTTAAAACAAGATTTAGGTTATATTTTAGGAGTACTTTCAGTATTTGATTTATGTCCATTATTATTAGTTTATGTTGGACAAGATCTTAAATCAAGAGATGAATATATTATAAATATTGTTGAATCAGATTGTTTATTACCATCTAAAGAATACTATTTGGAGCCATCATATGAATCTATTCGAATAAAATATATTGGATTTATTGAAAAATATTTATTGATTACTCGACCTGGATTAACAGAAAATATTAGATCAGGGTTAGCTAAAAAAATATTTAATTTTGAAAAGAAAATAGCTACTGCTCTTCTTCCAAATGTTAAAAGAAGAAATGTTGATAATATTTATAATATTGTTAGTTTAGATGATATTCAATCATTAATTCCTAGTTTAGATTTAAGACAAATTTTTAAATCATTAAGTAATCTTAATCCTAATATAAACAAGTACTTGGGTAAAATTAATTGTTTTAATTTTGATTATTTTAAAACATTAGAAAATCTAATTAAATCAGAACATCCAGATATGTTTGTAGAGTATATTAAGTTATGGATATTTGTAAGATTAGGGAGATTTTTATCTACAGAGTGTGAAACTTTATGTTTTGATTTTTTTGAAACTGTTTTAAATGGAACTGAAAAACAAAAATCTCCAGATATTAAAATTGTAGAAATTATGGGTGGAATAGTTGGTGAATTAATTGGAAAAGAATATATTAAACTATTTTATGATGTATCAACAACAGACTATATTGCAGAAATGATTAATAAAATAAAATTAGCATCATGTGATTTAATTGTAGGATCTGGATGGATGAATTTAGAAACAAAAAAACTTGCTGTTGAAAAAATTAAATCAATGAAAGTACTAATAGGTCATACAAATGTATATAAAGATTGGAGTCCATTATTCGATATTTTTAGCATGAAGGAATCAAAAAATTTAGTTGAAACATTATTAGCATATTCTATATTTAATTCAAAAACTCAATTAGTCAAACTAGGAACTAAACCAAATATGGGTGAATGGCATATGAATTGTTATGATGTTAATGCATATTATAATCCTCAAATGAATCAAACTGTTTTTCCTGCAGGTATTTTACAAGAACCATTTTTTTCTTTGACGGCTTCTTTTGAAGAAAATTTAGGTGGGATTGGAACAGTAATTGCACATGAAATTTCTCATGGGTTTGATGACCAAGGTAGAAAATTTAATTCTAAAGGACAACTTTCACAATGGTGGACACCGTCTGATATATCTGCATATGTTAAAAGAACTAAACCACTTATTAAACAATTTAACTCTATTAAAATACTTGGTCATAATGTGTCTGGACAGCTTACTCTTGGTGAAAATATTGCTGATTATACTGCTGTAACAATTTGTACTAGAGTATTAACACAATCTCAAGCTCTTACACACCAATATAAACTATTATATAAATCTTATGCAAATGTATGGAAACAAAAAATTAGACAAGAAGAACTAATCAAACGTTTACGAACAGATCCCCATGCTCCAGGAAGATATCGAACAAATCAAATTCTTTCAAATATTCCAGAATTTGTCAAAGTATATTTGATAGATCCATCACATCCAATGTATATCCCCGAGTCTAAACGCGTTAATTTATGGAATTAAATTGTCTGAAATATTAATTATATAAATGGATTGTTCCCAAATATATTTAGAACTAGATATTAGAACTGGATTGGGATGGATTAAAACATTTTATCTATTAAATGAATCATCAATTGATATATTTATTGATTGGTATGATCAACTTGATAATATTATTTTGGATACAGGTCTTGAAATATCAAAAACAAATCTTCAATATACTATTATAGAGTTTTTAGATACTAAATTTGAAATAATTGATAAATTTGTTAAAGAATTCGGAAAACCATTTGATCTATTAGAACAAATAGAAGATTTAGAACAAATTTTTACCCAAGAATTAAATACTAACTTGGATACAGACTCAGATACTAACTTGGATACAGACTCAGATGCTAGTTCAGATTTATATACTCAAACAGAAACAATAGGAGATATAATTTCTGCACATATGGAAGGAAATAAAGATAAAGTAATCCAGCTACTTGGATCATCAAATGCATCTAAAATAGATTATGATGAAATAATAACTAATATAAAGAAGAAATACCTTTAATATAATATATGGAAAAAATACTTGTTACAGGAGGTTCTGGTTTAGTTGGTTCTGCTATTAAATTTCTACAATCAGATTATCCTCAATACGAATTTGTTTTTGTTTCTAGTTCAGATGTTAATTTACTTGTTTATGATTTAACTTTAGAACATTTTAGACGTATTAATCCTACAGTTATTATACATTTGGCTGCAAATGTTGGAGGGTTATATAAAAATATGGAATATCCAGTTGATATGTTAGATTCTAATCTTGTTATTAACTCAAATGTATTAAAAGCAGCTCATGAATTAAAAATAAATAGACTAATTGGTTGTTTATCAACTTGTATATTTCCTGATAAAACAACCTATCCAATAGATGAAACAATACTACATGCAGGTCCACCACATCCATCAAATGCTCCTTATGCATATGCAAAAAGAATGCTAGAAGTAGGTATTCGTGCATATTCAAAACAATATGGATATAATTGGGTTTGTATTATTCCAACAAATATTTATGGACCAAATGATAATTTTAATTTAGAGTCTTCACATGTAATTCCTGGATTAATTCATAAATGTTGGTTAGCTAAATTAAATAAATCACCATTTGTTATTTCTGGATCTGGTAAACCTTTACGTCAATTTATTCATTCACATGATTTGGCACGATGTGTGTTAAATGTATTAGAAAATTATAAATTACCAGACCCAATAATTCTGGCACCAGATCCATTAGATGAAGTATCAATTGGATATATTAGTGAATTAATAGCTAAAGAATTTGATTTTGATGGACCAATTCAATACGATACTACAAAATCTGATGGGCAGTTTAAAAAAACTGCATCCAATAGTTTATTTAGATCATACTTTCCAAATTATAAATTTAAATCTCTTGAATTAGGTATTGGAGAGACTGTTGAATGGTTTAAATTAAACTATCCTGATATTAAAAAATAATTGAAAAAAATATTTGTTCCAACATAAATTAAATTTAGTTTAATTTATGTTACAAAGACAGATTGATTCGAGTTTAGTAGAGCTGGATAGACTAGCTAGTATATATCCTTGGTTACCAAATAGTGAAACATGTAGACCAGATTATAATACTCAAATAGAAAAAAATGCATTAATTAGTATAACATATCCAGCAGATATTATCAAGTTGATATTTGAGGATAAGTTAACTGGATGGGTATTTAAACCTACACGATTTAGATATAATTTACCTAATCAAACATATCATTGGATTTTATGGAATAGTTACTATACAATGGATTGGAAACCTGATTCTCAAGAAGTTAATGAAATAATTTGTACATTATTACATGAACATTTAGGAAATGATAAATTTGATTTTGCATGGTATGTAAATCCTAAACCTACTGTTACACAGTTTTATCATGTGCAGGTTTTTTGGATTCAGATACCAAATTAATCCAATCAATTGGATCAAATACCAAATTAATCCAATGATCATTTAATTTAGATTTAAGCAAAGGTACACATTTATCTATGAATCTTTGGGTATTACAATCAACAAGTTCTTGTAGATTAACTCGAGATTTTTTTTTATCCCATATCAATTGGTTAATAAATTGTTCATATATTTGATGTTGTGGTAGTTCAGGATAGGATGATTTATAACTTTGTCCAACCAAATCTATAAAATCATTATACCTTGGTATCACATAGTATAGTTGAAATATATATGTTGGAACAAATGGAACTGGAAAACGTTCCAGTTTCAATTTCAAATGTGTACGAATATTTTCTTTTAAAGATTTATTAGATTGAGTTCCAAGCCATTCACATATATTTTGAATTAATGGAGCTTTATGATGTGGATAATACCACAGGGTTAAAATTTGATTTTCTTCTGGTGTTAACTTTGTTGTATATACTTTGGTATATAGTAACCCTATCATTAAAACACCAATACAATAATCACATACTATTGAATCTATAGATTGATTGGGTTCAAAGAAAACTGTATTTGAATAAAATGAATCTTTTATCCAAACATTTTTATCTGGGAGTTTAGAATAAAAACCTTTACCCCAATTATTTAAAGACCATATCTGATCATGATAATTAGATGGATTTAACTGTGATATTATATTTGAGTTAGAAAATGGTTTTTCAGGGATAGGATAAGGAAATTCTTTGTCTAATAAATCAAGCCATCGAGAATAACCTGTCCAGTTAATTCCAGATGATTCTGTTGGATTAGTTAAAAATGATTTTTCTAAAGAATAAGATTTAATCTCTTGACTTAAATATTTTATATATTGAGTAAGTACTCTAGATATAGTTGATTTATCGTATATATTAATTACATCTAATTTAGGTAAAAAATCATTTCCAAATATATTATAAATAAAACATACATCGTAAATTAATCTTAGAAGTTCAATTTTATTTAATAATCCAGCTAATTGAGAATCTGGTTTAGTCAGACTTGTAAAATGCAAATGAATATCTTGAACTAATACTTTTAAATCATAAACCTTTTTATCTATTGAATCTCTAACTAGATAAAATGAATTTGAAAAATTGGTTGCAAGAGGTAAAAGTAATACAATCATATCTGCATCAGGCGAATAAACTACAACATTGGTGCTATGTGGGGAATTTATTAGTTGATCCATTATTTTATGTTCTGCTTCACCAGGATTAGTAAAACCATCTAAAGTCCATGTTGGATAACTATTTTTAATCCAGGTTTCTAACTTGACCATAAATCCTGTACCTGGTTTAATAACAGATTTATCTAAATTAACATAGGGTTCTAATTTATTATACTCTAATTCTTTAGTATCTAATGGATTAGTATTAGACTGAATTATATCTTTAGCATGTGAAATCAATCCTCCTAGTAAAGATCTTTTTCTTTGTTCAATCATTTTACCTATATGAGGGACACCATCCAAATATACATGAACAGATGGATTAGAAGTTTGAATAAGAATATTTGCTAAAAGTTGACCAATGGTCTTAAATATCATGGAATCACGGGTAGAAACAAGCGTATCAGGATTTGACAAATTTATTAGTTCAGATCTAGGTATTAAATTTTTAAATTCTATTGTCTGATCATATGGTAAACCAAGTTTTGATTTAATAAAATTAGATAATATATTTCCAACAATATACTTGGATGTATATATCAATGAATTAAAATCAATATAAACATCAGGTGATTTGATAACAAGTTCAGAACCAATACCAATATGATATTTTTTAGAAATAGCATTAAAAAATCCGGGTATGCCCATAAGTTAATATTTGGCTAGATAAAATATTATCTAGGATAATATTAACTATTATTATGAATACTAATATTCAGTATATTGATATACAAAATGGAGGTATGCAAGGAATTTTTAATGCAGCACAAAATCTAGCAAGTAGTGTTAGTCAAGTAGCAGAAGCTAGGAGTAATGATTTATACTATGTAACATATTGTAAAATTAAATTAATTGTAGATTATTTGAATATTTTATCTGATAAAGATTCTGTAAATAAAGTAACAGAATCAGAAATAAAATCATTATATGATTTTTTTGTTTATAAATATGATGTAGCAGATATTAATGAATATATTAAGAAAATAAATGATTGTTTAACAAATTTAGAACAGGTTAATAGACATATTAATCCAGTTTATACACTTGTTCTACTAACAAATGAAAAAAATAAAGATCCAAATCAGTATAATATACTTTGTGATTTATATAAAGCATATTACGTTCATATTAGTAAACACCAACTAACTGATGAGTATATTAATTTATTATGTGAAATGAATGTTGAAGAAAATTATATAATAGTTAAACAAAAAACCGGATATTCTGATAGTAGTAATCTAGAAGAAAAATATGATTTTAATTTAGATGAATCTCTTGAAAAAATATTAAAGAGATATAGATTGGGTATTCGTGATAGTGATATTACAGATTTTTTATCAAAATTTGAACTTTATATTAATTATTTACTAAATCCTACATTAATAGATCCAGAAAATTATAATATAGATCTATTAGTATTAGTATCAATAGCAAAAGCTTTTAAAACAGAAAAATATAATGTTAAATATGATGAAACATTAATAACAGATTATATTAACACAATTAATGACTATATTAAAATTATTGCAAAATCTTACAGTTTGGATAATAATGAACAAACTAATAAAACTGATTTAAAGGATATTTTTGTTTCTAACACAGATAGTTCTCTTATAGATAAGTACTTTCAAAGAATAGAAATAGATTCAACATTATCTGGTCCTAACAAATTTTTTATTTTATTTAATGAAGCAAACACAGATAAGGATTTTTTAAAAACCTCTATTAAATTTTATAAATATGTTAATGTTTTTAGAACTGAAGCTATTTCCGAGATAGAAACATATACACAAATTAAAAAATTAAATAATAGTATAAATGATACTAAATCTGATCAAATAAATGAATATGTTTTATACAACAAATCATTAAATAAATGGGTTAATAAAAGACAATCAAAGTCTCAAGTTACTATAAACTATGAAAACTTAATATATAGTGAATTATATAAATTATTAAACTTAATACCAGATGAGTATTTAGATTTTGGTAAAATGTCAAAAACTATTAATAAAGATATAAGTTTAAATTTTTTAAAAACTAACCAAGCGATATCATTAAACTTAATAGACCCGTCATTATTAAATCTATGTGTGATATCAGAAATTAAAGATAAAACTTTATCAGGAATTAAAATATTTTTATATATGTATAAATGTGCACAAAAAAAATTAGATGAACAAGAGATTAACAAAATTATACAACCAATTCATACATATTTAAATTTAAATACAAATGAAAAAAAATCACATAAATTAGTTAAAGAATCCAAACTGAAAACTATTCTTAAAAAATTAATAGATTCAGAAGTTACTTTATCAGATGCCAAAACTTTACAAAAAATATATTTAAAAAAGAAAATTCGAAATTCAATACTTGAAACTAAGATAAACGAGTTGGTAAACTTAACTTCCAACCCAGCTGAGATAGCAAAGATAGGAAAGTATGTTTATAATTTATTAATAGCTTTATCACCTGAATCAATAGATTGGAATTTACTTAATTTTATAACTGGTTATTTTCAATCTAAATTTGCAGTTGGATCGGCATTAACTGGTATAAAACAATATTTTGGTTCTAAAGATACAATATTTAGTATAAAAGATTTTGAACAATATGTTATTGATCAGCAAACAAAAAAAGTACCCAAGTGGGATCTAGACACTTTTAAAATTTATTCATATTTTAACTTTGATGCACTAATAGTTAATAGAGAAACTCTTGAAAAAATTTTAGATGAATTAAAATCTAATGAAGGTATTAGTGAAAAACAATTTAAGACACTTACAAAAATATTTAATGCACATAAAGAATCTTTAAAGCTTGTTAACAAAGAACCTAGTTCCAAGCTAGATTATTTTGTTGAAAAAATGGATTTATTTAGTTATGTTGGAAATAAAAAACTTGGAGTAAATAAAGTCTTATCAAATCGACTATATAAAATACTTTTAGAAGTATCAAACCAAAATATTTATACTTTAAATATAGTTGATTTTTTGAAAGAACAAGGTATTACAACGTTTACAGAAGATAATAAAATAGATATAACAAATTTAATAGTTGATATGTTTGAGATATATGAGTTTAAAGATTTTAAAGAAAGAAATAAAGATGAACAAGAGCAAGAAAATACAGATTTAGGAGTTATATTGAATAAAATGTCAGAGGGTATGTTAGATGATACAGATAAAGCCAAGCTTACTAAATTAATTAAACAAATTCAAGCATCACCTGAATATATTTCTAAATATATTTCCCAAGCTGAATCAATTAAAATATTTTTTGCTAAACTAACTGATAAATCTCAATCTGAAAACCAAGCTCAAGAAATTATAGACAATTATGATCTTCAACAAGAATTGTATCAAATACTTGTGGACCTAGCAAAAACTTCAACAGTAATAACAGAAACAACAAATATTATTACTGAACAAGTACAAGATGCAATAACCCAAGCAGTAAATACTAAAATACAAGCATTAAAACTTCAAATGGGATTTAAATCAGTTGCTGAAGATGAAGTAAAACAAGTTGGAGAAATTATTTCAACTGCAAAAACTATTGCTGTAACTGCTGGTACTGCTTTTGCTACTTTAGGAGCATATAAAGCAGTAGATGTTATATTTGGTGCAACATCAGATTCTGGGTCTTCAAATTCTTCACTTATATCATATGAAAATGAAAGTTTAAAATCTAAGATTCAAGCCTTAGTTATTGGAGTTGGTACTACTTTAACACTATCATCAGCTAAGACCCTATATCCTAAAATTTTAGATATTGTTAAAAGCTATATTGGACTTCAATCTGACAAATCAGGATTACCTATTCCAGACTTGAATTATCCAGTATTAGGAGGAATTATTATGGGAGGGCTAACATTAGGAATACAAGGGCAGTTAGGAAATAATTTTTCTGGAGGTTCTCAGACAACTTTGACTGATAAACCAAAGTCTAAATCCTTGATTGAACTTATACTAGATTGGATTTTTAATTCAATTGATAAATTATTTGGTTTTAATGGCGTAAAACCAGAAATTCCTCCAAGTTTAGATCCTAAAAATATAGATAAAGGATCTCAAATAAATAGAATAGAATCGACATATTTATATCTAACATCCCAAAGTTTAGGTTCAGATGATATTTTTGATGATGCTATTATAAATGAACATCCAGATCAGCAAAAGGTCTTGCAAGATTTAACTAGAAGATATAATGAATTTAACTCTTTGAACTTTGAATTTAATCCTTATTTTACATTAAAGAAGCAAGATAAGAAAAAAATTAAAAAAATTATTGCAAAAATTGTTGCACTTGAACTAAATCTTTTTAAAGCTTCCAATCCATATACTTTTGTTTATGCACTAAATAAATTTCTTAGTACAGAAAAAAATCTATAGATATAATATATACATGTTCAAAAATATTATAAATATAGATAAATTATGTGGTCCAGCATATATTTATTTGGTATTTTCTACTTTTATGTTTATGTTTTTATTAGCACGTATGATTACAACTGGTAAGCTTAATTTTTCAAATCTTATACTAAGAATTGCAGTAACATATGTTGTTGTTTTCACTTTAAATTGGTTATGTGTTAAAGGTTGGTCTAAATTTGCTTGGTTCTTACTTGTATGGATGTTTATGTTTGTTCTTATTATACTAATTGGAACCTTTGTTTTAGCAAATAAAATAATGTCAAATCCTAAATTTATGAGTTTGAATAAACTTAGTCTGAATCTGAATCAAAATTAATACTAGCTCTAAGTTTTTTAATATATTCAGATTTTGATTTATTATATTGTGACATAGTCTTTTCACCTGAAATCACTGAATAGTATCCACCTTGGAGTACTCCAAACAGTTTTTGAATATTTTCATCAGAATATTCATATTTTGTTTTTAAAAGTTCTTGAAGAGTTGTATAATCTGGTTTTGCCCATTTAATTGAATTTGAATCAATTTGTTTAATTGGAGGATTTATAAAATATTCTGCAGATTCCGCATATATAAAATTTTCTGGAACTATATATTTTGGATTTGTTGGATCAAACCCTGAATCTAAAGCTAATATTGATTCAATCGAACCATAAGTTTTAATTAATTCATATGCCTTTTTTGGTCCTACTTTTCCAATTGTTCCTGTATAATCACAACCTAACAATATACATAAATCTATAAATTGTATTTGTGTTAGTCCTAGTTCAGATAGAATTTTAGCTAAATCATATTCAACAACTGTTGATTTTGATGATAACTTTCTAATCAACTTTGGTGTTCCAAAAGTTAATATATCCATATCTTCAGATGCTACAAAATCAGCTATACCTGATTTAACTAGTGCAGCACATTGAGAGTCTGCTTCTTCTAATGATTCTATTATTGGTATACCAAGTAGTCTAATAATTTGTTTACATTCTTCCATTTGACTATAAGTTATACTGACAGCTTTCTTTTGTAGTTTTGTTAGAATAGTTTCTAACTCTTTAGCCTTTGCTACATTTTCAAGTTGGGCTTGAATATCTTCAACAGTTTCAGGCATTGGTTCTAGATCAATTTGAAGTTTTCTTAGTTTTTTCTTGATTTGTTTAATTTCTATACTAGCATTTGTTTTAGTATCTTTGCGACTATCTAAAACTCCTTTCTTTAAACTAGGTGGTTTTCCATCAAAAACAAAAATTGGTTTAATTTTCTTTTTTAAAATTCCAAGTGTTTTTGTGAGAATACCATAAATATGTGTTGTTACTTTCCCATCTGATGTTTTTAAATCATCAACAGATGATTTAATTGCTGATGCAAACTGATATATAAATATAGATGCATCTATAGCAACAACTTTGTCTTGAAGTGTATATACATTTATTTCTTTTATTCCGTTTGGCGCATATGTTTCTAAAAATTTATGTAAACCTTTGATACCCATGTATTAAATTATGTATATATATATTGATTATTCTTTTATGTATAAAAAAATCAATAATTTTAATATAGGATTTAGTATCATTTTAATTATTTGTCATAGATATAATTCTTAAATTATGTACTAATTGTGATAATTTATCTCTTTGGTTTGGTTCTATTATATCTCCTTTTGCTCTTTCAATAGATTTAATTGATTTTAATGTTAGATAACTAGGAAATTCATTCAATAAAACATCTATAGTAATAATATCATTATCTAACCATCCAATACCATCCCAAATATTAGTATCTGCAAATAACTTGAGAAAACTCTGATTAATTATTTGTTGGAAATGAATATTAGTTGGAATTAAATGCCAAGATATTTTAGATTTATTGGTTAAAAGAAATTTCAAATCCATAAACTGATATTCTGAAATCAAATCCCAGTCTAAATTAGTTTCATACTTGTCTACAAACTCTTGATTCATATGTTGATATTCTTGAATCAATATCCAGTTAATAATATTAGTATTAGATTTAACAAAATCTAATAGTTGAGTATTAGATAAAGATTGATATTTAATAAGATCATCTGGTTCAACTAATTCTAAATTTAATAAAATATAGTCAATTACATTTAGTGTTAGACAATGTCCATAACGAACCAAATATTTTAAATTAAACAATTCAATATTATTCAAAACCCAAGTTTCTACTTTGGGATCTTCAAAATTTAATAAAGGACATACCTCTTCCCAATACTCTTCATTTAAATAATTTTGTTTCATCACACCATTAATAAATTGTGATGTAGCATCTGGACTTGATTTTAAGTATCCAAAAAATTTTTCCATATAAATTAATAAATTATTATATTTTATTAATTTTAAGTGTATTTATTCAAAAGTAAATGGTTTAATTATAATTTTTGTTTTATTTGTATTAGAATCTGATGTAATTCTAATACTAGATTCAGATTCTATTGTATTAATATTTGATTTGTTATTTGTTTCAAGATCATTTCCTATATATTTAAGAAAATTCTTTTCATGATTTGATAGTTTGATTCCAGAATCTTTAGGAGTAAATTCATCAGAAAAATATGGAGTATATTTAGTAGGTAAAGGTATTAAACTTGTCTTAGGTGAGACTTGATTTAAATAGTTTTCAACAGATTCGATAGTTTTATTTGGAATAACTTCAAAATTAATATATACACCAGTAGCATCTCTGGTATAACAACCAGGACAAGATCCATGAATTAGTTTAAAAATATATTTGAAATGTTTTTTTGATTTAAGAGTTTCAACTCTTTCAGCAATTTTTTTTCTATGAGAAAGACTAAATGTTTTATCTTGAATACTAGTGTTTTGACTACTAGTGTTTTGACTACTAGTGTTTTGACTACTACTAGTGTTTTGACTAACAGACTTGAGGTCATAACCAGTTGGAGTATTCATTTCTTCAGTTGTTTCAATATCAGTAGGATCGGATATAACAAATGAATCTAAATTTTTACTATTCATTATTAATATATATTTATAACTAAATTATTTGTTTTTTAACTCAATTTAATATCTTGTTAAATATTAATGGACCCTATAAAACTTTTAAAGAAGGATTTTTCCTATCCTAATATTAATGCAGATGACTTTCAAAAGAAAATTTATGAAAAGAGGGAATTTTATTATCATAAAATCCCAAAACAAATCCAAGTTTCAACATATCCAGAACTAAAAAAAATTAGAGAAGAAATTTGTTCAGTTAATGTAAATTTACAATCACATCAAAGCTTACTAGCAAATTTTATTAATCCACAAACACCTTATCGAGGAGTTTTAATTTTTCATGGATTAGGTTCAGGTAAAACTATTGCTGCTGTTTCTATTGCTGAAAATTTCAAAGATATGGCAGTCAAGTATGGAACAAAAATTTATGTACTTGTTCCAGGACCTCTTCTCAAAGAATCATGGAAAGATGAGATTATTAAAGGAACTAAAGAAACATATTTAAAAGATTTTTCTCAAACAATGGGATATATTGATAAAGCAGAAAAAGATCGTGCAATGAAACAAGCAAAGGCTTTGTCAATGCAGTACTATAGAATTATGTCATATAGAGGTTTTGCTAAAAAAGCTCTTGGATTAAAAATTACCGAACATATTAAGGGCGATGGTGATGTACAAAAAGTTTATAGAAAAAATGAAGAAGGTGATTATGAAAGAGATATTGCAGTAGATAAAATAGAAAGTTTGGACAATACAGTTCTAATTATAGATGAAGCACATCACTTGACAGGTAATGATTGGGGGTTAGCAGTACAAAAAATTATTGCAAATTCAAAGAATCTTAGAGTTGTACTTTGTTCAGCAACTCCTATGAAAAATTTGGCAGATGATGTAATTGAACTAATTAATTATTTAAGACCTCCAGAAGATCCAATTGATAGAGAATTAGTATTTACAAATCAAAAAAATCATTTAATGGAATTTAAGCCAGGAGGTAGAGAGTATTTTAGTAAAATGTGTCAAGGTTATATATCATATTATAGAGGTGCAAGTCCATATGTTTATGCCAAACAGATTGATATGGGAGAAGTACCTCCAGGTATTCTTTTTACACCTTTAGTTAGATGTCCAATGAATGAATTTCAACAATCTGTTTATGATGAAGTTATTGCTAATTCAGATGATACATTAGATAGAAGATCAGCAGCAGTTGCTAACTTTGTTTTTCCATCATATTCTTTAGAGACAAAAGATGTTATAGGAGTATTTGGACGTGAGGGATTATCTTCATTACGTAATATGTTAAAAACAAATAAAGAAAAACTATTATCAACAGTTGGAAAAAAGTTTGGTATAATAGATGATAAATCAGGACATGAAATTATTACTGAGTATGAAAAAACAAAATCTTTAGGTGGTAAAATATTTTCTCAACCTTATCTTAAATTTTTTTCATCAAAATTTGATGCATGTTTAACTAATTTACTTGAACTAACAGAACCAATTGATTCTGATTCAAACTATCCAAGTTTAAAAAATATTAAAAAACATTCTGGATCTGGTACAGCATTTATCTATTCAAACTTGGTAAAAGTAGGGATTGAAATATTTGAACAGGTTTTACTATCCAATGGTTTTTTAGAGTATAGAGAAGATGGTGCTTATTCTATTAATCCAGATACAAGAGATTGTTTAACTGGACTAAGCTATGAAGATTTTATAAAAGCAGGAATTGATAGAAGATTTTATCCTTCAACATATATTACTGTAACAGGTGGTTCTGAAGAAAGTGCAGATCAAATACCAGAGGAAAAGAAAAAGATTTTAGATACAGTATTTTCAAGTTTAGATAATATAGATGGTAAGTTTATAAAATTTGTGTTAGGTTCAAGAGTAATGACAGAAGGTATTACAATCAAACAGATTAAACAGATTCATATATTAGATACAGCATATCACTTGGGTCAGTTAATGCAAGTAATAGGTCGTGGAATTAGATTTTGTGTACATAATTCAGTAGCAACAGAAGAAAATCCATATCCCGAAGTTCAAGTATTTAGATATGTTATATCTACTGGATCTAATGAGCTATCAACAGAAGAAATTTTATATCAAAAGGCAGAACGTAAATATCTTTTAGTTAAAGAAACTGAAAGATTAATGAAAGAATCTGCAATTGATTGTGCATTAAACTATAATGGTAATATATTTGAGGAAGAAGTTAAGAAATATGAGGAATGTATAGGACCTTTAGAGTACTCAAAGTTATCTTTCGAAGATAAAAGTAAATTTACTCAATGTCCATTAACATGTGATTTTAAGAGATGTGATTATAGTTGTTCAGATAAAAAACTTAATTTAAAGTATTATGATAGAACAACAGGGTATTATAAAAAACTATCTAAAGATAAAATAGATTTTTCTACTTTTACTAATAAACTAGCAAGAAATGAGATCGAGTTTTGTAAAGAAAAAATTAAAGAAATGTATAGATATAGATATGTTTATCAAATAGATCAAATACTTGAAACAGTTAAAAATACTTTTACTGGAGAGAAACTAGAACTTTTTGATCCATTTTTTGTTTTCCAAGCATTAGACGAACTAATTCCAATATCAGAAAATGATCTTAATAATTTTCATGATAATATCTTTGATAAATTTAGTGTTCCTGGTTATTTAATTTACAGATCCAAATATTATATTTTTCAACCATTTAATCAAAATGAAGATGTACCTATGTTTTATAGAAATAATTATCATACAGATTTGGTTACTCAACTATCTTTGTATCAATATTTTAAAAATATATTAGATTCTAAACTTCTTGAATCACTTGGTGTTGATTCTGAAATAATTAAAACAGTTTCAAAATCTACAGAATATAATTTTACAGATGTTTTTGAATACTATGACAAAAAAGATGAAGCTGATTATGTTGGAATTATAGATAAACCAGTAGGAAGAAAAAAGACAGTTGTTGAAGATATAGATGATGTATTTAAAATAAGACATTCTAGAGAGAAAGTCTTAGATAAAAAAAGAGGTACTGGTATTCCTTCACTAAAAGGTGCTGTATGTTTCTCATCAAAAGATAAAAGATATTTAATTAAAATAGCTAAAAAGATTGGTCTAACTGATTTTAACACAGATACACGTACTGATATTTGTAATGCAATAAGACTTAGATTATTATATCTAGAGAAGTACTCTACTGCAAAAGATGGTAGTAAAAAAACTTATACAATAATTCCATCAAATCATCCTAAATATCCATTTCCTTTAAATTTAGAAGATAGAATAGAATGGATAAAAACTATACTTGGTGAGAAAATTCCTGGGTCTTTAGGAATTGATATTAAAGAGAAAAAAGGTGGTATATTTGAAGATGTACGTGATGATCGTTTTCTTAAATATGAACTTACAATAAAATCTAAACCTGAATGGGATATTCATAAAGATACATTTGTTAGATTAGGATTTGTTCTAGATGGAACAACATGGAAAAAAACAATTGAATAAATTTGTTAAATTATATTTTTTTTTATTTCTAAATATTGCTCTTTATATTTAAAGTATTTACTTTTAGTTGATGTTAATTTATTAAACAATCCAGTTAACATATTTTTTTTTTCTGGGGCTGGTGTTGTTGATGGTGTTGATGTTTTAGATGTTGATGGTGTTGATGTTTTAGATGTTGATGGTGTTGATGTTTTAGATGTTGGTAAAATATCTTGTGATTCTGTTAATACTTTTTTTATTTCATTATTATCAATTTTATCATCAATTGTTGTATTTATTTTTTTACATATTGGATATGTAACACCCATATATTCTGCTTCAAAAATAACCTCATCAGCTTTACAACCCATCTCTTTAAAAAGTTGTTGATTTTCTTCATATTTTTTTTTTAATTCATCAACAATAACTTTATTATTTTCAAGTTGATTTTTTAATGACATTATTCTTAGTGTCAGAGTTTGAAAAATTAATTCAAAATTCATATTTTCACATTTATCTGATCTTATAGGAGAATTCATTTTTTTAAATTCTTCAGTTTCTTCAATATTTAAATCATCAACATATTTATTAATAGATAAAAGTAATGTTAAATGACCTAATGTTATATTAATTACTGTTTCTAAATTTTTTATACTTGCAGTAAATTTTTCAATAACTATATCAGCAGTTACTTTGGAAAATAATGATTTTTTATTATTTGAAGTATTTAACTCATAAAATTCATCTAATTCATTATCAACTGAATTCATATCTAATTTAAAAATTTTTTCTAAATGATCCTTTTTCTTTTCATTATTTTTAATTTCTGTATATTTTTTAGCTGCTGTTATTTTTACTTTCAAAATAAAAAAATATATATTAAAAATTTTTAATAATTTAACTATAATTTTTTGAAAAAATTTTTTTAATTTACCACTTTGTAAATTATTTAAACCATATGCAATATTTGCTCCTATTCTAACAATTTGATAGAGTTTTGCTATAGGCAAATCTTTTAATGCTGATTCAACAATTTTATCAATAGAAGTAACAGCTATTGTTGCTATTTCTATAATTTTATTAGGTTCTGTCCTTTTATCTAAACATTCTTGTTCTATTGACATTAATAATATAATATAATAAAATATATTATATTATTTACAAAGACAAAAGATTTATTTTAGACATTCATTTTTGATTTTAGGTTAAAATATTTTTTCTTATATTTCAAATATTTACTTTTTCCTGTTGTTAAAACATTTCCTGATCTTGTTAATGCTTTATCTATATTGATAGCATCAAAATTATTTACATCTGGATTTTCTTTAATTTCAAATGTTTTATCTCTACATTGTGATGGAAATCCTGGAACAAAAGTAACTATTTGATCAGATTTACATCCTAATTCCTCATGTAAAGACTTTTCATTTAAAGATTTTTGTGTAAATTGTTTTTCTTTTGAAAGTTCTTCTATAATTTTAGTGCTAGTTAATAATTCGGATTGTAAATTCTGTGCCTTTACAACAACTTCAGTAAAAATTGTTCCAAAATCCATATTATTACAATTTAATGATATTATTGGAGAATGCATTACTTTAAATTGTTCACTATCTTCAAAATTAATATCAATTGTATTTTTATTGCTAGTAATTAAGAGTACTGATAAACGTGATAATGCGTCATTTATTGCACTAGATAATTTCTAAGTAATAGATTCAAATTTTAAAATAACTGTATCAGGATTTAATTGAGAAAAAAATGATTTTGGTGGATTATTAGTATTTAATTCATAAAATTCATCTAATAAATTATCAACATCCATCATATCTAGTTTATAAATTTTTTCTAAAATATTCTTTTTCTTTTCTTCTCTTGTATTTGTATATTTTGTACTTGCTAGTATTTTTGTTTTCAAAATAAAAAAATAGATATTAAAAATTTTTAATAATTTAATTATGACTGTTTGTAATAACGTTTTTAATTTACCACTTTTTAAATTATTTAAACCATATGCAATAGTTGCACCAACTTTAACAAGTTGATAAAGTTTTGCAATAGGTAAATCTCTAGTAGTTGATATAATTAATTTATCTATTTCTCCAACAGCTATTGCTAATGTTTTAGCTAAAAGACTACTAACTGGTTTTTTTATTGTACATTCTTGAGCCATAATATAATATAATATAATACAATATAATATTATTTATTCAAGAACAAGACTGTTTAAATTCTAAATATTTTTGTCTATATTTCAAGTATTTACTTTATTAACAATCATGAATATCAACCAAAAATGTATGATTTCTCTAATGGTTGTACTAATTGTAATTAATTAGTAAAAAAATTGTTTTTTTAATTAATTTAATATAAAGATATAATATATATTAAATATAGCCAATGGAAGAAGAATTAGTAAATCCCTTTATTATTAAAAAACTTTCAACACGTGTAGAACTTTATCCACATCAAATGGATTCTGAACTTTATTTAAATTTAAAGAAAAATCTAAGAAATTCGTTAGAAGGAAAATGTAATAAATATGGATTTGTTCATAAAATTATAAGAATTGAGGACTATACGGATAATATAATAAATCCTGAGAATTTTTCTGGTAATGCAGTATATAACATTCACTATATAGCAAATATTTGTATCCCATTGGTAAAAACCGTTATTGTTACCTGTGTTGATAATTTTAATAAAAGACTACTTTTAGGTAAAAATGGACCAATTGATGCAATTATTAAAATTACTGATATGAATTCCAATGTTTTTACAATTAAACCAGATGGAACTATTTGGATTAATTCCCAATCTAAAGCATTAGAACGTGGAAATTATATCAAAGTAATAATTGATTGTAAAAAGTTTAGTCCAGGTGATGATAAAATTGGTGTAATGGGAAAAGTAGTAGATATTGCTAGTGATGAAGAGGTTGAAAAATTCTTTACATCAACTATAAGAGAAGATGAACAAGAAAATTCTAACAGTCATCAATCTCAGTATACACCTCAGGTAGAATTTAATGAAGATGGAGATTTTACAAATGAATCTGATAAAAAAAATGGTATTGAAATTAAAACGAATGTTTCTGAAATTTAATTTAATCACCTAATAATAATGGAATATACTATTAGGTTTTTTTTAATTTGTATAACTATTATACTTTGCATTATTGGACTTTATTTTTTCTTTAAATCTAGATATAAATCTAAAAACATTGATCATTTTAGTTCTAGTCCTATTATACATTTTTTAACTCCAAGTCAAGCAATTGAATTTATTTCTTCAGATCCAGATAGTTATGTTGGAAGATTTAATCAACTAGACTGGAAATCTAGAGGTATAAGCTGTTTATCAGATTATACAAATCTTTTTTCTAACACAGTAATTAAACCAACTAATTCACAGATAGAACAAATTAAATCAAGTGTTTCCAAAGCACTTGAACTAATTGATCAAATAGATATAGATGATAAGATATGGGTTGATATTAAACTATTTAAAAGACTACCATGGAAATTTATAATAACAAATACTAAACAAATAGATGGAGGTCTACCTCATACAAGATATGATACAATTGTTATAAATCAAAAGCAAATAAACTCTTCGATAAATTTTGTAGATACTTTAATCCATGAACAACTTCATGTGTATCAAAAGATGTATCCAGAAAAATTTGATCTTTATTTACAAACAAATAATTTTATTAAAACAATTAAATATATAGATTCTGAAATTCCATATAGATCAAATCCAGATACAGATGATTGGATTTATACTAAATCAAATCAAATATATTGTTCAGAATATATAGTATCAAATCCAAAATCAATATTTGATGTAAAGTTCAGTCCATTAAATACTTATAAATGTGAACATCCTAGAGAAAAAGCTGTGTATGATTTGTTAGAAAAACTATTTAAAAAATAACTAATATAAATAATTAGTTTGAATTAAAAATGTTTGAAGAAAAGAAAATTCATTGTTTAAATTGTGGTAAAAAATATCATTCAGTATCATCATGTACTCAACCGATTACATCCTTTGGAATTATTAATTTTAAATTAAGTGGTGAATTTGAAAAATATAATTCTATATTTAAAAATAAATATATCATCAAAGATTTTAATCCAGATGTAAATAAAATTAATTTATATTGGTTTAACAATAAAAATATAGAAAAATCATGTGATGAACTAGTTGCAAAGTTAAAAGATTCTATATTTTTTTTAATGATATCAAGAAAAAAATCGTTAGGTTATATAGAATTTATTAGAGGACGTTATGATCCTGAAAATTTATCAACTGTAAAACATCTAATGGATCAGATGACAGAAATAGAAATAACAAATATATTAAATACAGAATCTTTTGATACTTTATGGTGTGAGTTATGGAAAAAAACAGCAAGAAATAGAAACTATGAGAAAGAGTTTGAAGTTGCAGAAAGTAAATTTAACATACTAAAAACAACACATTTAGATACAATAAGTAAATTTAAACCTAAATATCCAATCCCAGAATGGGGATTTCCAAAAGGAAGAAGAAATATATCAGAAAAAGATATTGATTGTGCTATTAGAGAATGTCAAGAAGAAACATCTTTAGATTCATCTGAAATTTCAGTTTTAGATAGAATATATCCAATTTCAGAACAATTTAAGGGTACAAATAATATTGAATACAAACATACATATTATTTATCAATAGTTGAATCAAATAGAAATCTTAATTTATTGTTAACACCAGAACAATATATAGAAGTAGAAACAGTTGGGTGGTTTAAATATGATAGAATAATAAATCTAATAAGACCATATCATACAGAAAAGAAAAGATTGATAGATGATATATTAAAATTTTTAGCATATAATATAATGTGGATAGAATCATCAGGAAAATAAAAAAATATCTATCTAATAATTATTCTAATGAAAAAAATTTTATTATTTGTAATGATATTAATTATATTATACTATGCAATGTTTGAAATGAATGAACAAAAAGTTAAATATGTAACAATAGGATTTTATTCAATGTCTTTAATATCATCATTATCACATTTATTTATAAAAATTTAAAAAATAAAATATAGTCAAATAGTAAGGCAATGGATGAAACCAATAAACTATTTGAGTATATTAAAAATTCTCAATGGGATAAATTTGAATCAAGTTTAAATAATGATATTGACTTGGATATTAGAGATAATCATTCAAATTATTTAATCCAATATATTATTTTATATAATAATATTAAAATTTTACAAAAAGTTCTACAATATAATTTATCTTTAGATTGGTTAGATAATGAAGGAAGATCGATTTTATATATTCCAATAAAATATGGATATATAAATGTAATTAAAACATTGTTAAAGGCTGATGAAGAAAAAATAGGGATATCTATTTTAAATATTAAAGATTCATATGGTAATTTTCCTTTACACTATGCACTATTTTTTAAAAATTTAGAAATATTTAAATTACTATCTGTGGGTTCAAACTTTTTTATTTTTGATAAAGCGAAAAATTCAATTGTTCACCTTATAACTAAAAATAAAAATATTGATTTTCTTAAAATACCACTTCAATCTGATTTTAATATAAATATAACAAATTCCAATAATGAAACTCCTTTACATATTGCATGTGTATATGACTTGAATAACTTTATTGAAAAATTTATTAGTTTAAAGTGTAACTTGAATATTAAAGAAAAAGCAGGAGGTTTAACACCATTAATGATTTGTGTACTAAATAATAATTTACAAGCAATTGACTTAATATTAGCCAATGATCCTGATTTAAATTTACAAGATTATGAAGGTAATACGGCATTACATCTTGCATTAATAGATAATAATTATGAAACTACAAATAAGATTATTTTAAGAGATGCATCATTAAATACAAATATATGTAATTTAGAGGGAAATACATATTTACATATTGTGTTAGCAAAAATATTTTATGATAATATTAATCCATCAAATTATCCATTAATTAAATTATTTAAATCAACAAATTTAAATATACAAAATAATGATGGGCAAACATGTTGGCATTTTATAATTGTAACAAAACTATTTGCTAAAAAAGAAATTGCTGAAATATTAATTAGAAAAAAAAATAATTTATTTATTTTAGATAAAAAAAATAAATCACCTTATGATCTAGCTATTTCGAAATTAAAAAAAGATGAGTTTGATTTATTAAATGATATTATTGCTGCAAGTTATTGGAATAGATTAAAAATAAGTAGTTTAACACCTGATGTTTGGACAATTGATTGGGAAAAAATATGTTCAAAACCAGAATCTAATAAGGATAAATGTTTACATACAATTAAAAAACATATTACTGAAAATAAGATTTCAATACCTTTAAAAAGGAAAAACTATTGTATTGATATTGAAAATCCAAAAAATAATGGTATTACAATTTTTACTGGAATTATTTTGGATATAATTACATGTTATATTGTATTACAACAAAAGTTTGATATTTTAAGCACATCAATTACTACTGATTATATCGTAAATCAAAATGTTTCATCTTACTATAAAAAAATAGGTATTGTTAAAGAGCTAATCGGAGACTATTTAAATTTTGAACTTTTTTGGATATTTCATAAAGATATTTGGCCAACAACAATTGAAAAATCATTAGAACAATTTGTGTCAAGTGATAAAAGAATATTTGCAATACCAGTTGGGATAGATTTAGAAAATGGTTCACATGCCAATGTAATAATAATAGATAAAGAACTAAAGATAATAGAAAGATTTGAACCAAATGGTTCAGATGAACCGATTGGATTTAATTATAATAAATATTTGCTAGACTTTAAAATTAAGACATATATGGAAAAATTTTTTCCAGACTATGAGTATTTAGAACCAAATAAATTCTTACCAACAATTGGATTCCAGATGTTAGAAATGCTAGAAAATAAAAAAATGAAAAGAATAGGTGATCCTGGAGGATTTTGTGTTGGATGGTGTTTATGGTATTTAGAACAAAGAATAAAGTATATAATTCATCCAAAAAAATTGGTTACAAAGCTAATAATAAATATTAGGGTAAAAAATATTTCATTTAAAAATTTAATTAGATCTTATGTAAATGGTCTTTTAAGTAAATTTAGGGATAAAATTTTAAATGAACTTGAAATTGATATTAATGATATTATAAATGAAAATATTTCAGAAACTAAATCACTACAATTACAAAAAATGTTGACTGCACAAATTGCTAATTTATAAATTAGATTGAACTGATACTGGTCCTGGTGTATAAGTAGGCACTTGTACTAATCTAGAATCTATACCTGATACTTGTATTGGGACAGATGGTGTAAAATATAAATATTTAATAAGAAAAATAAGTCCTATAATAAATAGACTGAGAAGAAAAATATCAACAAATGATGTTTTTGTTTTAATATTATATTTGGAATTATAGTATTGAATAGTTTTTTCAATACTGATAGGTTTAGATTTATTTCTTTTTCTAATATTATTATGAACTGTATTAACCCATGTGAGTACTTTAATTTTTGTTGAAAAATCAACTGTCATAATATCAGTTGATTTTATATATTCCGAAAAATGTTTTCTACATGTTTCACATGGAAGTAAAAAACTTATTGAAATAAAAAAATGTTTTAGTTCATTTTGTATCTCTAAAGGAATTTGATCAGGTAATCCAATAACAACTGATTCAATAAAAAACCAACCATGAGGTCCCCAAATTTCAGGATTAAGATTTATCATTTGTTATATAATAGATATAAATATTTTTTTATATACTAATTTTTTCTACTGAATATGTTATATCATTCATATACTTTACAATCTCTTTATTAAAAATATCAAATTGTAGCATTGCATCACAAATATCTGTAGAAAATTTTATTTCATTACCCTTTAGATACAAATCATTTATATCCATGTAAATTGGATTAGATAATTCAAACCTAAAAATTTGAATATCAATTAAAATCTCTATAATCTTCCCTTTACGAATTAATACTAAAAAACAATTAGATTGAGTATTTGATAGATAAGTAAAATATTCATCTAATGATAATTTTTGATTGAATTCAGAATCATATATTTCCATTTCCAATATATTTTTTCCATTTATACTTATCACAATATCATCTTTTTTTATACATGTGGAAAAATTTTTTGTAAACTGTGGATATATTGTTGCCTTAACAATAGGAATATCAGTCAAGTCATTTAAACTAGGTGTATATGGAGTTGTGCAAGTAGATAAAATACAATCTCTATTTTCACAGTACTGAATTGGTACAATTCGACTAGCTCCATCATAATCACTTGATGTAAAACCAAGTATTTCCAAAATAAATGTACCCTCTTTTTCATAAATTGTGTATATAAGTGCACCTGAATATGACTTATTTTGATCACCTGAATAAAATATTTGCTTTGCTAAATCATCATGAATAAGATTTGTTTTAATTGTTTCATGTATATCTATGTAATGATTAACAGATCCATATATGCTGTATTTTTTCTCGGATGAAAAAATTCCAGCAATCTTATTAATTTTTGAGAAACTAATAAGATCAACTTTACATATATCTAAATTATCTAAACTAAAACTTGTATAATCCCATTGTTTGGAAACATTAGATATATTTAATTTATGTGTATTTGTCCAATTAAAATGTTCAAGTATATCTTCTGTTATTTCACGTAATCCTAATTCTTTATAAGTGGCAAATTGTGCATCAATTACTCCTGGAATATAATGTGTATAAATACATCTATTCCCTCGTATATCCAAACATATACCTCCTACATAAATATTATCTTGACTAAATGTATTATCTTCAAAATCAGGTATTAATATCCTTACCTTTAGTATTCCTGTTATCTTTTTTATTCGTGTTAATGACATTTAAAATTATTGTATTATTGTATTATTGTATTACAATAATTTTAAATATTCAATTTTTTATCTATCCAATTCAAGCATATGACTATAATATCTTACATAAGAATTTGATAAACATTTTTTAATTTGATCTGGAGTTAAACTAGGTGTTTCCAATGTTCTTTTTATATAATTATTATATGTTTGAAGAGCTGCAACTTTTGAATCATATATTGATATAGGATTATCAATTTGTGCAGATGGAAAATCTTGTAAAACTAAATTATATAGTTCAATATCTTTACTTGTAATTCTTGGATCTTCTAACATTTTTATAGTAATATCTAATGTATCAGATTTTTTAGCTGTTTTGTTTTTTTTAACCATTAATTATATTGAATATTTCTATTATCATTTATTTAAATAATTTAAAAAGATTTAAAAATAATTTTATACTATTATCTTATAATGCATAGAATTCACTTACTCAACAAAATTAACAAATCACTATCTACTTCTTCTATTCCTGAACCAATTATTGTTGAAGCCCCAGCACCTGTTGTTGTTGAAGTCCCAGCCCCTGTTGTTGTTGAAGTCCCAGCCCCTGTTGTTGTTGAAGTCCCAGCCCCTGTTGTTGTTGAAGTCCCAGCCCCTGTTGTTGTTGAAGTC